GATAATAATACGGTTCAAATTCTTATGCGAACTGTAAGATTATGCGTTCATCTGATTTGCGACTTTTGGATTACATTCCAGCCTGAATTGCGAAGTATTTTTATAAGTCCTTATTTATCAGTATGTTACAGCATTATGATTTAAGAACTTACGCAACTTTTACGCAACTATTTTTTGCCTTGCTCAAATGAAGATGCGTCAATTTCAACGCAATTTGCATTTTACGCAACTGGCTATTCAAGGAAGTTCCCAACCTTTTCTACCTCTCTTTGACGTAAATCGTCTAATATATGTGTGTATGACACTGTAGTTGAATAGCTTGCATGTCCCATTATACTCTGAACGAATAACGGGTCAAGCCCTTTTTCAAAACAACGTGTTGCAAATGTATGACGAAAAGCATGTGGATGTAAGTGCTCAAATACGACTGGCTCTCTATGCTCTCTGAATGCCTTGCTAATCTCTTTTAAATTGATATCCTGTACAACCTTATTGATGTCATGTACGATGACATATCTTGTTACAGGAGAACCAACGGTGCTTGTGAATACTAAGTCTCCAAGCTCAGGTCTTGCTCTCCACCTGTCTCCGAGCCTCTTTTTGTATTCATCCTGTTTCTTCTTCCATATCTTCAGGCATTCTTCTGTCTCTCCAAAGAACGGAATCGCTCTGTATGAATTAGATGTTTTTGGAGTCGTAAGTTCTTCTACTTTTCTTCCATCGATATATGCTGTCTGCATGGATCTGTTGATATTGATTACCTTGTTCTCGAAGTCAATGTCCCTCCACTGCAGACCGGAGAATTCTCCGATTCGCATTCCGGTTAATAACAGAATCTTGTATGCCTCATAATAATATCTGCCTTCAACCTCTTTCAGAAACAGGTCTTGTTCCCATTGCTTCATAACCCTGCGCTCTCTGCGCTCGTTTGCATTCTGGATTTTGATTCCTACGCATGGATTTACGTTAATGATATGGTTCACAATCGCAATTTCCATGCACTCATTAACAATTCCAAGAGCTTCTCTTACTGAACGATCAGAATATCCTTTTTCAATCAGCTCTGTTGTAGCAGCCTGCATATTCATCTGCGATATGTTCTCCATGCGCTTATCTCCAAGTATCTTGCAGTAAGTATTTCTGACTTTTCTGTCATACGTCTTCCTGCTTACATCAGATTTAAGCTGAGGAGATTTACACTTCTGGAACCATTCCAAGTACCATTCTCCAAACGTAACATTAGGTCTGACATTCTTTTCGTCTCGTAACACTCTAGCCTTTTCAGCTTCAAAATCCTTTCTCAGCTTTGCTAGATTCATGTCATATATATCTATTTTTGTGCCGCATATTACGGCTCTGGCTTCGTATCTACCGTCCTTTCTCTGACTAAATCCTCTACCAAGTTCTTTACCATTTAAGTCTTTTCCCATAATCAATATTCCTTTCTATATTGACTACAGCATCAACTTACACATATACATTACAATATTTTACGCAAAAATACAACTGCTAAGTTTCAAATAGGTATATGGTATTTTGCGCATCGATTTAAGTATTCATCGAATAACTTCTTATTAACATATAACCGGTTGCCTAGTATAACAGTAAATGTGCTGTTAGGTCTTTTTAGTATTTCTCTTACCTTCGTTTCTCCCCATCCGGTGTATTCGCACACCTCTTTGAGGCTCATCAATATTTTCTCCATTATGTATATCTCCTTATAAAGAGAGGCGGGCTTGCGCCCACCTCATAATATTCTACAGCGAAACTCCTGTACTACCAAATCCTCCCGCACCTCTGTCCGTATCTGACAGCTCATCAACTTCATGCAGGTCAACACTAATATACGGCATAATAACAAGCTGAGCAATTCTATCTCCATGATGGATAGTCTCACATTTATCAGAGTCATTATGCAGTGCTACAATGACCTCTCCTCTGTAATCTGAGTCCACAACTCCTACGCAATTTGAAGGTCTCAAACCTCTCTTTGTTGCAAGACCACTTCTTGCGAACACAGCGCCGAAGCATCCGTCCGGAATCTCTGTTGCAATACTAGTTCCGATTTTTACTGTAGCTCCTGCCGGAATATCCACGGCTCCTCTTTCAACATAAGCATACAGATCAAGTCCGGCTGCGCAAGCAGAACCTTTCGTTGGAATAGTTGCATCCGCTTTAAGTTTTTTAATATTCATTTCTACCATTGTAATGTTCCTTCCTATTTATATAATTGATATTTTTTACTTATCTTGTGCGCTATTTCATCATCTAACGGACAAAACCACATACCAGTCAGAGTTGTTCCGTCATCCTCTTCCGGTTCTAACTCCGTCAGGCATTTGTCGTATATGCATCCGTAGTCGATATACTCGACTAGACCGAGTTCGTCTGCGATGTCTTTTGCTTTGAGCAGCTGATTCTTATTCCTTGCTTCACAGACGGTCTTAGTAAATGATCCGCATACATAATCTCTGTATACGCTTTCTGGCATTGTCATCTGAGCCATATATTGACCGTCTTTTGTGTGATATAAATCACCTCTACGAATCTTTGAAGTCCAATATGCCTCGGCACAATGCATTACCTGAGCCATCAGTTTTCCAGTTGACATATTTAGGTCTTTTCTCATAATAAACAATCGTCTCATTCTTTATCCCACCTTTCAGTCCATCTAGGCAGCGCGCACACAAAGAAGCTGAGTATAAGCAAAAGAATGACTTTGATTGCAAGTGATATCAACAATGGAGACACGATCCATACCCAATACCAATGCACAACTCCTAAGAGATTGAGGGCAATAAATATTGCCGTCAGAATGTATTTTGCACTATGCAACGCTATTGACAGCTTCATTTCTTTATTTATTTTCAAAGCTTTCCCTCCACTCTTTCATGCTAATTATTCTTTGATTTGAAGACCCTCTGAACTCTAATGTAATATCCTTTAGGTCTTCAACAAATCTTCCATCAACAAGCACATCTATCAAAGATAGTAACGAATCCGTCACATCACATCTGCAATTCGCACCATCCGTCATAGCCTGTTCAAGCGTATATCCGGTATAACACCACACATCTTTTTCTGGATATTCAGATTTGACTCTTTTGAGGAGTCGTATTAAACCGTGTTGGTTTTCCGGTTCTAACGGCTCCCCTCCGAGTATTGTAAGACCTTGAATATACGGTTCGGATAATAACTGGATAATGTATTCTTCCGTCTCATCTGTATATGGTTGTCCGTATTTAAAATCCCATGTCTCCGGCTGAAAGCAATTCTTGCAATGGTTTCTACACCCAGATACAAACAGACTCACACGGACACCTTTACCATTTGCAATATCACAATTTCTTATCTTCCCGTAATACATTATTATTCACCGCCTAAATGAACATATCTTTCTTTAATTTCCTGTGTACGCCCTTGATTGAAATCATTTACTCCAATGTATCCGCAAGTACGTCTTGCGATATTCATCTTTGTTCTGTTTGTATTTCCGCAGTTCGGGCATTTCCAAATCAGCTTACCATCCTCATTCTCTACAATCTGGATTTCACCATCATATCCACATTCCTGGCAGAAGTCAGATTTTGTATTAAGCTCTGCATACATAATGTGGTAGTAGATATACTTGATAACAGATAAAGCTGCTTCCACATTGTCGCTAAGATTTGCTGTTTCAATGTATGAGATAGCACCGCCCGGACTTAATTGCTGGAACTCTGACTCAAATCTCAGTTTATCAAAAGCATTGATTTTCTCTGTGACATGAACATGATAGCTGTTTGTGATATAGTTCTTATCAGTAATTCCTTCGATCACACCAAATCGTGATTGCAGGCATTTTGCAAACTTATATGTAGTCGATTCGATTGGCGTACCATACAGTGAATAGTCAATATTCTCAGCTGCTTTCCACTCAGCACACTTATCATTCATCTTCTGCATGATTGCTAATGCGAAAGGCTTCGCCTCATCGTCTGTATGGCTCTTTCCTGTCATTGCTTTGACACATTCATATAAGCCTGCGTATCCAAGTGACAATGTGGAGTATCCGCCGTACAGAAGCTTGTCAATGGTTTCTCCTTTCTTTAATCTTGCAAGACCACCATTCTGCCAATGGATTGGAGATGCATCAGAAAGTGTTCCAAGCAATCTCTCATGTCGTAAGCGAAGTGCTCTATGGCAAAGCTCAAGTCTTTCCTCAAAGATTGTCCAGAAGATTTCTTCTTTGCGTTTCTGATACTGCTCGTCATCGATGTATGTGATTCCTTCCATCTGCTTCACAGCCGACAACCCCACGTCAGGAAGATTGATTGTAACAACACCCTGATTAAATCTGCCGTAGTATTTTGGATTTCCGCCCTCATCAAGATACGGTGTAAGGAAACTTCTGCATCCCATACAAGGATAACAATGTCCATCTCCGTTTACATCAACCTTATTCTGAAGCATCATTTTCTCTGAGATATAATCAGGAACTAATCTCTTTACAGAGCATTCAGCACAAAGCTTTGTCAGATACCAGTATTTACTATCCTCATGAATATTATCTTCCTCAAGAACGTAAATCAGCTTCGGAAATGCCGGAGTAATCCATGCTCCATTTTCATTTTTTACACCCTGAATTCTCTGACGAACAACCTCTTCAATAATCATTGCGAGGTCTTCTTTGGTGCGTTCGTCTTTAGCTTCGCCGAGATACATGAATACAGTAATAAATGGTGTCTGACCATTTGTGGTCATCAGAGTGAGTACCTGATACTGGATTGTCTGTACGCCACGCTTAATCTCGTCTCTCAGTCTCTTTTCAACGATGCTATCAATGCTATTGATGTCACCGTTACAAGCGGCAATCTCTTCTTCAACATCTTTCCGTATTTTCTGTCTACTTACATCAACGAATGGTGCAAGATGTGTAAGAGAAATACTCTGACCACCATACTGATTGGATGCAATCTGCGCAACAGCTTGTGTTGTTACATTACAAGCTGTAGAAAAGCTGTGTGGTTTTTCAATCAGCGTATCCGATATTACCGTTCCGTTTTGTAGCATATCTTCGATGTTTACCAAACAGCAGTTTGGCATTCTCTGAACAAAGTAATCGGAATCATGAAAATGAATCAGTCCTTTTTCGTGTGCATTCAAAACATCTTTTGGGAGTAATGTATTATTTGTGATTTCCCTGCTGACTTCTCCTGCCATATAGTCCCTCTGCGTAGATAAGATAGTAGGATTCTTATTGGAATTTTCCTGAATCACTTCCTCATTTACTCCATCTACGATTGTAAGTATCTTTCTTTCAATACTGCTTCCATTTCTGTTGATCTCATGCTGATATCTGTATCTAACATATGCTTTAGCAATATCGAAAGCCTGTTCTTTCATAAGCTCTGTTTCGATATCATCCTGTATCTCTTCTACCGAAATTGCACGTTTTCTTTTACGATATCTTGAGTCGAGACGATTTGTGATAACGGTAGCAAGGGAGTTATCCCCTGCACCGTTTGTTACTTCTGCAATAGCCTTGCTAATAGCTGTATGTATTTTTGTTTTTGTATACTGGTCTTCACGACCATCTCTTTTCATTACGATCATCTAGTTACCTCCTAATCAAGCAAATCTGCCATAGCAGCTGTTTCGCTACGCTCTGTTTTGAGAAGCTTCACATACCCGAATCTTGGATGACCTTTTAACTTGTCTACAGCAACCATCAGACCACTATTCTGTCTGAATACTTCCGCATCACACTGTTTAAAGTCTCCATTGATCCATAATGAGGAACCCTCTCCGACACGACCGAGAAGCAACTGTATATGTTCTTTAGTCATGTTCTCTGCCTCAGAGCAAATGATGATGGAATTCTTTATGTCACGACCTCTGATAAATCCAAGATGTACAATCTCAATCTTCCCATGACCAATCATCAGCTCAAGACCATCAACTCCGCCAAGGTGGTCAGCTAACGGCATAGCGAATGGAAGTAACTTTTCATTGTAAGAACCTGGAAGATGCCCGATAGGCTTTGAGTTTTTAACTTCGATGTTATTTCTAACGTACACAATCTTCTCAAATTTATCATGTTCCAACAAATCGATTGCCGCAGAGCACATCAGAAAGTCTTTACCTGTTCCAAACTTTCCTGCAATGATTTTTACAGTAGTATCCTCGTCGTAGAGCATATCGATGGCAAGCTCCTGCTGAGGGTTTCTTGCTTTAACCTTTCCGGCAAATCTGGTATCGATTGCCTTATATGGAATTTTCTCTACTCTATGTCCATTACACTTGAACATTCCAATATTATTTCCATTCTCATCGGATGCAATAAGATATTCGTTCTTTAAGCATCCGAAAGTGTTTTCTGATTCAGGGTTGAAGAGGTCATTAACCTCTTCTCCTGTGACTACGAGTTCCTTGAATCCAAGATATTCATTATCCATATGTTTGCCTCCTACACAATCTCGTCTAATTCGCAATCCACACCTAAAATGTGGTCACAGAATCCTTTCTCCTTTGCCTCATCTGCGAATAGATACCATTCAACACGTAATTTGCTATCGTATTCTTCGCTTGTCACATTGCTACGAGCAATTACATACTGCTTGATTCTCTGCTCCACGCGTTTCTGGAACTCCATCTGATCCTGAGCCTTAGCACCAGAATTCCAAATGAGATTTGAACCATCATGCATAAGGAATTTTGCATTCTGTGCTGCATATCTCTTATGACCAGCAAGCCCGATAAGAAATCCCATGCTGTACTGATAACCAAGATTGATTGTGTAAACAGGTGTCTTGCTTGCAAGGATCGTATCGATCAGCTCGAAGCCCGCATCGACATCCCCCCCATTGGATGCTACATACAGAAGAATAGGTTTACGTTCATCAACCGGAATACCTTTATCCTCTGCGTTATACTGCATGATATGTTTTGTAATATCTCCAATAGAGAACTGATCTATATTTGCTGTTAAGAACATCTTTCTCTGTTTGAGGTCTCTGAGGTAGAAGATATCATCCACCATTCCCATTTTTACAAGTGCCTCATCGATATCGATGTCAATGTCGTAATAACCTTTTTCTTTACTCTGCATATTCTTTCTCCTTTAACCAGTCAGTAACTCGATTGTTTAGTTCCTTTAAATCCCCAGTATTATAAATACAGTAATCTGGAGTTATATCATTAAGAGCAGTCTCTGACGGATGTGTTTGCTGTTTTTCCGTAAGCTGACTAACAAAGTCAGGTCTGACAACTCTCAAATGAACTGCGTTGAATCCTCTTTCTTTTAACCTGTTGAACTCGTTCGGGAACCTTGTGTCTGGAATAATTACATAGTCCCATCGTCCATCAAATAAATTGAGAATATCTGATACGAAATCCACCCAGTAGTCCGGGTTCTTGGCTCTTACAACGTCTGTACCAACATACTGAAGCAAAGAGCGTCCTTTCTCATCTTTTCTTCCATCCCACTCGAAGAATGTTTTACATATGTATTTCAACAAATCTGCGTAGTGGGTTATCAAAACTGTGTACCCATCTTCCTGGAGCTGCTTCTGCAGCATTTGAGCTACCGTATCTTTACCATTCCTTGCATGTCCAGAAATAGCGATAACTTTCATTCCTTCCATTTAGCCTCCTCCTCTTCTTTGTGTAAGACAATATTTGAATATTTTTGAAAACAATCAATCGCTTCCCTGACTTTGATTTCTCTATCTGGAGTGCGCCATCGTTTCTCATCGCCATAGTAAATCTCTCTGACGTTGCACCACGCCATAACAACTGGCTTGTTTGGATTCTTAACCGTATGAGAACATATAAGCACGATTGCCTGTTTACCGGATTTCGTGAAGTCGTCTACCATTCTTTGAAGTGCCAATCTCTGACCGATTGGAATCTCTGAATCTCCGTACTTCACCTCGAAAATTATGTATTTTGAGTCTTTATACTCAATCACACCATCTATATCTGTTGGATACATACCGCCATCTACAGCGCATCCCTTGAAGTCTATAAGCTGTTTCATCTTGCGCTTGTTATGGATTCTGCTTTCCATTGAACTCACCTCGCTATTCGTTAGAAAGCAAGTATTTCTGATTCAATCCACAACAGTTGAATTCCTCACAAATACCGCCACGGTATTGGCAATTCGGAACGAGAAGTTCTTTGAATTCTGGATTAACTTTAATAACTTCATCGCAAATCATTTGAACAATTTCTCTCGTTTCTTTTGAAGCCTGCATACACAGACGTTTATGCGCAATCGTAATCAGTTCTTCTGCATTCATATACCAACACATTGTCACCAGAGCATCCTGTCTAGCGGCTCCTCTCTCATATTTCTTCTGTCTGTCATCTCTCTGAGTAGATACAAACGGTGTTGCATGAACATGTCGCACAAGATGCACGGATACCCAGTACGGAATATCTGTCAATCTAAAGCAGAACTGTAATGTTCTGATTGGAGAATGATTTGCTTTAAGAAGCCTCGTCTTCCAGGCATCCGTAGGAGCCTTAACGGGTTTCTTCCATACAGTGACTAATGTGCATGTCTGGCATAAATTCCAGTCTTCTTCTGTTGGGTGCTTTAAAATCTCTACTTTCATTTCCTACTCCTTGTAATTTATTTTATTAGCTTGATAATGCATATTTAATTTTCGTATGGGCTTTCCAATGAGTAATCCCATATACTGTATTCGCCATCAAATCCATTTCGGAAGTAATTATGACCACCTCGTCCTGCAAAGTATGTATATTCCTTTGGAAGAACTCTACCGACTTCTGCCTCTCCGTTCTTCTCACTATTCCATCTCCACAAAACGTCAGATGCTAAATCGAGTAAGCTGTCATCTACTGTCGTACTCTCATTGAATGCAAATTGATTTTTCGCTCTGATTACTTCTGAGATGCTCAAACCCTGATTGTCAACTCTATTCAAGATTGTCCACGCCACACATGCCTGCTCTGTCTTGCTTCCGACTCCTCTACATTCGTTATATAATACCTTGGCTATATCAATTACATCTTGCTCGGTATAATATATCGTAATGTATGGTTCTTCCTCTGTTTCAACAGTCACTTCTTCTGGCTCATCTATTTCTACTGTTTCTGTTACTGTATCTTGTGGTTCCAAATTCTTTTCTACCGTCTCAATCACCAGAGGTTGTACAGATGCTTTTTGAGTATCTGCTTTTACAACTTCTTCTTCTGTGCTTGATACCGCAATGCCGAACATCAAGGTCACGACTATGATTGCGGACGCAGAAACAACACGAATTATTCTTTTTCTTGATATCTTCTCCAATGCATAACTCCTTTATGTCTTCTGCAATACGCCTTGATCTTTTCAACACACTTATCACAAACTCTTACGTCATAGTTTCTCTCATATCCTACCGCATTATCGATGAAACTGAATCCTTTATTATCCGAGCATTTAATAGTAATTCCATCAGACATATCGACTTTCTTATCACAGATGTCACATACCTCAATTACTGCCATACCTATCACTTCCTTTCTTTTGGATTTATTATGTATTATCGATTACCGGAGAAATCTTACAACTATCTACAAGTTCTTCCATGCAATCGCAACACAGGTCTAATTCTATTGTTGACCCGTCATATTTTGTTCCATACCCACATTTTGTATGGATTGAAAATTCTTCCTGTCTGTCCCAGAAGTCCATTTCTTTTCCGCATTTGTTGCAATATACTTTTTTAGCCATCTTCATCACCTCCAATCCGTATATAAAATAATAGTTTTATATCCTAATTAGACATGCAAACATGCCAGATCCAGCATATAATAGTGAAGATAAACCAACCATTTGCGCTGAAATAATGCGATCCGGTCAACTCTCCGGCAACCATTAACATCCATAACAACATCTGTATCACCTCTATTCTTTAATTGCGAACTCATCAAGGAAATTTGTCAGTGCTGTATCAGATGTCTTCGCCGTCATTTCTTCCACATTTTGTGTGCTCATGTATTTAACTAGGGACTGACCATATATGTATGCGACCACATCATCCGCTCCGCCAGCTCCATCGAATAACATACTGTTAAATTCCATTCCTCGTATCTTTTCCTCGAAGTTCCTATTGATGGTAAATGTGTAAATGTGGCTGTTGTTATTTTTGCACTTTATCCGTCCGAGCCTTACATTTATTGTCCAGTCATTTCCTAATGATTTAATTTCGTTTAGGAATTCAGCTTCTCTGTCACGACTCTCGAATAAGATTGCACCAACATAATTTTCGTATTTAGCACACTCCGCAAGTAATTTACTGAGTGTAGCATCTGTTAATATCTCCATGCGTGCCTCCTAATAAAGTATCTTTTCAAACCTTGTCAGTCTGAAATATTGACCATTTCTTTCCCATCCTTTGCAGTAGATGATGTCGCCTTTCTGTATCGGGTCTACGTTGTATACACTATTTACAACTGTAAATCTGCTCTCAACTCCGCTTCCGATAGACTTTGTAATGATTGAATATCCGAACTGTTTATTGTCTTTCCGTCGTACAAGCTCGTATACATCAGAGACATACAGTTTTTTCCTGTCTTCTTCTCTACCTGATACGTATCCAACATATCCCATGACTTCTGCAAAGTTTCTGACCTTGACTACAATACTAAGGTCATCCATATGTAACTCTTTGACTGCATCTTCCGCCTCATGCATAATAGACATCACATCAAGCAATGTATAGCTTTTTGCAATTCCTCCGCTCTTTGTAACACCTACCGCATACTTCTTAACAATGCTTTCGAGTGGCGTTCCGTCTACTCTTTCCTTTTTAATCTGCTTGGCTTGTCCTTTCTTGAACATGTCATAAAACAGCTCTGTTATTTTCAGCAGTTCTCTCTGATTGCCAAACTCAGAGAAGAAATCAATTTTGATGAGTATGTCAAGCTGATTCGTCTTCAAAGATGAGTTTGTATTCAGATCACAAAGTAAATCCATGAAGCTTCTGTGTTTCTTTCTATGAGCCGTCTCAAACATTTCTTCTGCCAGACCGGAACTCATATATTTAATAGAGCTTAATCCTTTTGCAATAACTTTCTTTTCACTATCAAAGAAATACTCACTCTTGGATAATCCCCATTTTGGCATCGTAACCTGTATGCCAATCTTATGTGCATAAGCTGTACCGTTACGGATATCATCCTCATTCGCTGCATTATTCAGGAATGATGTGATGAATTCAAGCGGATGGTAATATCTATAGTAAGCACACAGGTATCCAAGTAAGCAGTATGCTATTGAATGGTTGTACCCGAACTGATAAGAAGCACTGTCCTCAATAATCTGTAGAAACTCTTTTGCTTCCGATTCAGCAACTGCTCTTGGCTGTGGAGACTTCTCACAGTACCCCTCTAATATAGATGGCATTGCCGCATCCAGTCTGTCTTTCTGCTTTCTACCGATTGCTCGCCTGATGTTATCAGCCTCACTTCCTGATAGACCACAAATCTGCTGCAGGAATTTGATTGTATCCTCTTGGTAAATCAGATATCCAAGATTATCTTTCAGTAACTCATCAATGATTTCTGACGGGTTTCTATGAGGTTTCCTTGAAAGCAGCGCATCTCTATATGATGCACCAGACGGTCTAATACATGCTGTTACAATCGACATATCAAAGATACTTTTTGGAGTGAATTTCTTTAAACTCTCAAATGCAAATGCACCCTCAAACTGGAATATACCTGATGGATTCTTAATCATATCTTCCCACACAGCTTGGTCATCCCAGTCAATCTCATGTGTCTTTGGATATGGTCTATTAAGGTATCTACATGTGTCTCTGATTACCTGTACAGTTTTTAAAATAAGAAAGTCGTATTTCGCAAGACCTGTATAATCATGGATATTCTCCATATCCAGCATCAGACACATCTCTCCGTCTTTCTCGAATATTCCAAAATTATCATCCAATGTGATCGGGCTAATTACCATTCCTGCCGGATGTACTGACTGTGATATCTTCGTATCAAGCAATCCATCGAAATAGTAGAACAGCTCCTTGTGTTTAGCCTTTGCCTTTTCTGGATTAGATGCATATTCCTCTTTGATTTTGGCTATTGCTGGTAGAGACCACGGATTACTGCCGCCATTCGGATGTGATTTATTCCATTTCTGCGCTAAGAATCTTCCGACCTCATCAATCACACCTTTATCCTGTAACGTTCCGAATGAGGCAACTCTTGCTGTCTTATCTGCTCCGAACCTCTGAATGATATATTGGAAAATGGCTGGTCTGTCAGACTCAACACAGTCAATATCAATATCACCAATTTCCTCTCTATCCTCATTACAGAATCTGGAGAATACTGTATGCCATGTTTCCGGATTCAGGTCAATTACATCTGTTACATATGCTACTCTCGACCCACCAACGGAACCTCTCGCTGTACCGATTGCCATTCCTTGTTCTTTGCACCATGAAATCAGTTCTGACATTGACAGCATGAATCCATCCATTTTAAGCTTTCTAAATACTCGAAGTTCCTCTTCGATTGCTTCCCTAAATGCAGCCTCCTGACTTCTAGGTATTACGCCTGATTCGAGTTTCTCTTCAAGCTTTTTATAAACCGTCTCTGTAAACTTCTGAGAGTCAGCTTCTCGTGACCCATACAGAATTGGATACTTGATTGACGTATCAAGCTCAATATCTTCTGTTAAATCATATAACTGACGAGTATTTCTTATCGCCTGCATATACTCATCTTCCGGTAATGCACCCTGTACTCTGAACATCTCTACAAGCTCATCATATGTCTTGTATGTTAAATCAAACGCATCCTCATCCCCATACGATTTGCCTTTGGCAGCCATCAGTGCTGCTCTACATTCAGCTTTATACTTTGTAGAGCTATGCGTATCTGTTCCTGCGATCAGCGGTGTGCCGGTCAGTCTTGACAGTGATAGAAGCCTCTTATTGAATGCTATCTGATCCGGATGGTTATGTGCTTGTACTTCAAAGAAGTCATATTTTCTGGCAAGTTCCATATATCTTGGGTGATCTTGTGGTAACTTATTTAATGGAGATGCCAAGCAAGCGCTTGTCGAAATGATGTTGTCCGATATATTCAGAAACTCATCGAATGAAATTCTGTTAGTGTAGTACGAATGCTCCTTATCACATGATTTTGTAATCAACTCATTCAGTTCTAATACACCAGCCATATTTCTTGCCATCAGAACGGTATGATAGTTATCTCTCACCTTTGGTTCTAACTGCTCTGTTAAGTATATTTCTACTGAATGTATGTATCTCAGCCCTGCTTTCTTACATGCAGCCCACTTCTCAGTCCAGTTCATCGGCTTACCATGTTCTGAAATAGATAATGCTTTCTGACCATTCTTTACAGCCAGATCAACATACTCTTGATATTTTGTACAACTATCCAATAGACTCAGCTCTGTATGACAGTGGTACATTTCATAATAATCTTCTCTTGTGTCCAAATCCTTTATCCCTCCTTTACTGTGAATCCTTGGAGGAATGCATCTAACTTCGTATCATCTACTTCCGGCTCAATTAAAACATCAGCCGTAATCTCAGAATGATTCATTCCGCTCTCTAAACTCTTCACTACAATCTGATTTATCCGTTCTGCTAAATCAATTAACATTCCGCTTGTATATGGATCGTGTGTACTTGTGTACTTCTTAATGACATCAAGTACAATGCTCTCTAATGGTCTTGGATTTCCGCTATCAAACTTCATTGGTATTTGAAATAATGCCAAAAGTTTTGATATATCTGTGAGTTCAATATCGTCATATACAGTGCATCTTGCATTTCTATCTCTCTGTCTCGCGTGCGTTGCACCGATATATCCAGGACGTCTGTAAAATCCACCATCATTCGTGCTACTTGAAGCGTAACCTATGTTCGTATACCGAATCATATATATTCACCCCCTTATCTACTGGAGAATCTTTCTCTTCTAATAAATTGTCTTTGTCCCACACATACTCAACATTCACATACTGTTTTAATTTGTTGATGTTATGATCTTTCTTGATATTTACTTCCTTATCTAATGCGAATACGACACGCACTCCTAGCTTTGCGAGTAGTTTCATCTGCGCCGGATTCAAATGGCTTGTCAGTAATGCCCCAGTGTTATGTATTCCCCATGAATCTGCAATGAGAACTGACTTACATCCCTCAAATAAAATGATTTCCTTCTTTTCTAAGATGTATTTCATGTTTTCGTATAATCCATAAATCACACTCATCTCTCCCCATCCGGAAAGATATGTATACTTTCGCATTCCTTTCTCTTTCCATTCTGGATCTAAGATTCTTCCACCAATATTCACAATATTTCCATCAATGTCGCGTATTGGATACACAAGTCTATTTGAGAAACTGTCGTAATACACCTGGAACTTATCAAGAGATTCTCTTGAAATCCCCTCTGCCTCCCATACCTGTAGCTTGTCTTCCTTTTTTTCATACTTGACCATACAATCATCTGGAAATCTCTTAATTTTCGACTCCTTGCGTCGTGTCTGTTTCTTCATATACTTCCTGCAAGCCACCGTTGCAGCCATTCTTCTTCTCGGAACAAATTCTGCACCATCACACCCCGCATATTCCTTTAAAATATCTACAGCTTTACTCGCATCGCATTGATAGTAGAACTTCGTGAATGTGAATACGTTTCCTCCAATTCCGCTTGAGAAGCAATAGAAACTATTGCTCTCTCTACGGACTGAAAACGACGGCGTTTTCTCTTCGGAAAATGGGCTAAGACCCCAGTATTCTCCATTCTTTTCTTCGAGTTCTACAAATTGTGATATGTATTCAACGATATCGATTGAATCAATGAGTTCTTCTAAGTCCACACCGCCGTCTCCTTTCATGTAAATTATTTTATTAGCTTGATAGTTTAATAAGGGGTGCTTGGTATATGCTGTTTAGCCTGTTCATATGAAATTAAGTTTCCATTGAACTGTAAATCTATGTATTCACCAGATGCATGTTGCATACCATTTCGATTAAGGATAACCCTCAGCTTTTTATTACCACATTCTGCTCCGTCAGCTTCAACTTCTTCTGCTGTCTTGTCCTGTATAATCGCAATCGTACTTGCATTTCGTCCAATCTTCGCTGAGTCTGCTACTTTACCTGTCGTAGTCGCTTGTGCAGCTCCTATTCCACAGATGCCCATATCTCCACAAATTTTATTCTTTACCATATCAACAAATCTTCCTAATTCCTGATACGAATCAAATGCATCTCCGTCTCCGGAACCTTTAAAGTAATCCACAATTAGAACATCAAGTCCCATCGTGTGCTGTACTCTTTTAACAGCTGTAAAAATTGTCTGTTGATCGAACATCGGTATGTATAGATGTGTGAATTTTCTTGTTTTCAGCCATTTTCTAGCCTCGTCAATTCTTTCCGCTTCTTCCTCGTTGTAATTTCCAGACGTAAGCCTCTTGTATTCGACTTTTGCTATGTGAGCTAATATTCTGGCTGTGAACATTCTCGTATTTAACTCACTATCCAAATACAGAACAGCCAAGTCTTTCTTCATAAGGTCAACGGCGCAATTCAAAAGCATCATTGATTTTCCTTGTTTTGCTTCTGCAGCAAAAATGAATAATTCTCCAGGCTCAATCGTTGCGTATTCATTCAGTGCAGGAAACTTAAACTGAATTCCGGCATACCCATCTCCTTGCCGTGATTGAATCTCACCCCAACAGTCGTCAACAACGTCTTTGAACATTGGAACATCATTTGCCGTGGAAAATTCTGTCATCACATCATCAATAATGGAATATATCTTTTCTTCCACATTGGTTTCAGCTCTGTTGTAGCACAACGCCTGACACTCTTTTAATCTTTGGAATGTGTCTCTTCTGAATGCTGCGTCCATAACATTGTCCACAAGCATCTTATATTCTTCCGGTGTGTGTCTCGCAAGAACATCGCTCATCTCCATCAGTTCATTCAACTTTTCTACGGATAATTCATCTGCATACTTCCTCGTCGCTTCTGATGCATTAAGGCTTTCAATGATATTGTATGGGTCAACTGTCGTAATACCTCTATTAACAAGGTCTCCGATAGCTGTGTACACACATCTGTTTTCTTTATTTGTAAAATGATTGGGTAATAAATATTCGGAATAGAATATGAAATCCGGTTTATGTATCAATGATGCAATAATACCTGCTTCACTCTCAAGACTATTGATATCGTCTACGCTAGTCATGATCTAGTCCTCCTCTCGGCTCGTGCTTCTCTATCGTAGCAGCAATGATTGCTCAATCCGCAAAGATAGTAGCATGAGAAAAATTCCCGATTAGGATAGAATTCATCTGCGCCTGATATTTCTTCGACTTTACTCTGCGCCCATGATAAGGCTTCGTGATATGCGTCTTCGTTAAACGGTTCTTCGATAAACACTCCTGTCCTAAAACAGTTAAAACATAATAATTTCGGCAATCTACCATACTTCTGACGTACTGCTTCTGCATATATGTACAGCTGTCGTAGCATCGAATCAAGTTCCTTATCTTTTAATGTAGGTTTTTCTCTCTTACTCCTCTGCTTTAAGTCTCTTGATTTGTTGTCTACGATAACCAGATCTCCATCTTCCTCTCCTAAGTAATCAATTCTTCCGGTAAAGTTAAGTCCGCCGATCTTAAAATCTATCTTCTCCTCAACCGAAATCATTTTGAATCTCATAGGTTCTAAAGATTTGATAAACTCTATACCTGACTGAAAATACTTCTGAACCGTTGCTGACTTTGGTCTGCCAGTCCCTTTAGTACGCTCTTTGAATTGCGTGAGAAACATTATCAGTATTTCTTCTTTAGAATTTTCACCTCTATAATATTTCTCAAGCAAGTCATGCATGAACAGTCCATAAGCTGCGTAGAATTTATCTTCTTTTTTTAATTTTGGAGTATGTATATATGTCAGGAACCATCTGTAAGGACAGTCGTCAAATATTTCAAGTCTGCTATAGCTCCAGGTCATCGCCTCAATTAAAGGTCGATAACTTATTTCTCCCATCTTTCACCTCTAAAATGGAAGCTGTGAGTCATCAATCTCGCCATTATCTACAGATTTCTGTGGTTCTGTGCTATATCCGGAATTTCCACTTCCACCGCTATTGATTTCTGCCTGTGTCTCAAAGCTGAAAATCTTGAAATTGGTATATGTCTTCCCTGTCTCTTTGCTGTAGTTGTTTGTGACATCAACATCTCCGAGCTTAATTCTGTCTTTTTCTTTCAGAGACAGAGCTTTTCTAGCTGCAGCAGTTCCAATGAAATCTACAAACCCGGAAAAATCTGTGTCGTATTCTCCTGTCTGTTTATTCTTTCTGCTGATAGAAATTCTTGCTTTTGTTCGAGTGTCTGATGCACTTTCTACTGTCCAAATTGTTGCATAGCTTCCTGTTCTAAATCCCATGTGTGGTTCCGCCTTTCTTGTATGTATTATTTTGTAATGAATTTCTCATTGAATTTTGCGAGCAAATCTGCTGCTAATGCAGGCTCTTTAATTGAGAGGTAGTTCCCGCTCTTAACGTATCTCTTAACAAATGTTTTTACTTCATCTGATTTTCCAGGGTTGTCCGCAAGGAATGTTCTTACCAGAGAATCAAACTGAGAAATAATCTCCTCTGCAATCGCTCTATCCTCTGACGACTCTGCCTCTTTCTGCTTACTTCGGTATGCATCTACATCTGAATCAGCCTGTGCAATCTGGAAATAATTGCAAAGGAAATATCTTGTGCAATATGTGAGACCTGATCCAAGTGCCTGAGACGGGTCACCCTGCGATCCTGTAACAAACCACGGAACCTCGATATAGTCCTCTAGGTCTTCATCGTTTACCCATTTAAAAATCATATCGGCAGTTACAATCATCTCAGTTGTCTTTGCTTCATATGCTTCTCCAGTTTTGGTGAACTTAGTTGTTGATGATACAGACTGTTCTACATTTGCGGTTCCTGGAACAATCTGCGGAATCAGCGATACGCCGTACTTCTTCATACCTGCTGTAATCTTAGCCAAAATTGTTGTGATATCCGCATAGCTGTAATTGTATCCTCGTTTTTCTTTTGCTACTACATCAGAAATTGCGCGAATTTTTGCAAGTTTCTGAATCAGATTTAATGTTTCTGCCATAGTTCCTCCTTACTACGCTTCGATAAGCGCACTGAAATTTTTAATGATCTGCTCATTTTTTAATCTCGTATCATCAAGACCATTTCTGGTTCTTGCCAGCTCTGTCTGATACTCTTCAATTTCCTTGATTTTCTCTCCGATATTCTCATTGATTTCCTTGAGATTATTGATTGTGCATGTCACAACTGCTACAGCACTATCGTATCTTTCAACAAACTGTTTGAGTTCTTCATTCTTTTTCTGGAGTACATCGATCTCTACTGTCTCCTTTTCAACATTGCGTCTTCGCATCCCTATTCTCCTTCTCTGATATATGTAGCACTTTCGTCTGCAACATGTAAAAGCCATGCAAACCAGCATTTTTCATATGCTCGTCCAACATCTTTATTTCCGTCCCATACGCTCATATGACAGTTAATAGCCACTGCCTCTGTCGGTGTCAGCTTAATGAAGTTCTGAGCGAGGAACACTGATTTACTTCCGTGACCGCCATAGCAGAATTTTTCTTTGATTGTAAATGCATCGTAGCTTTCCCACTGATTTGTTTCGCTATTCTTTCGATTTCGCTTTTCAGTAGCATAAAAATTTACTTTGCATAAATCATGAAGCAGTGCTGCAATAATCACGGATTCCTCTGGCACACTTACTTCCGGATAAGCCTTCAAAAGTCTCTGAGCTTCATCGTAAACATTCAACGAATGCTCACATAAACCTCCAATGTATGAACCGTGGTACGCATGTGATGCTGGAGCATTGAAAAAATCAGATTCTTCAAGCCACTTCAGCAATTCATCAATACCATCTCTGCTTACCGAATTGAGAAGTTCCACTACTCTGTCATGGTTTGCAATTCTCTTTGCTTCTGTAATCATTTGTTATCTCCTTTCAGTTTTATTGTGGGCTGTTACACCCTAGCAGGGGTAGTTGGATTTGAACCAACGAATTTAGCAGTCAAAGTGCTATGCCTTACCACTTGGCGATACCCCCATACTGTAAATTATTTTATTAGCATGATATATGTAATTGAAAGCCCACTCTGTAGCAGGCGATCAATATGGCTATTAGCCTAATATGAACTTATAAAAACCATGCAAGTTTCCATCTTTCATAGTCTTCTTCATAATCTCTTACAAGCTGTCTATGTTTCGCTTCTATTGTGTTTCTTCCGCTATCCAGCTTGTATGCCTTCCCCTCCATCTGCTGAGATACGATTGCATTAAAATCTGGCGGTACTCCAATGGTTTCTTGCTCGTACATTCTGTAGAAAACTCCAGAAATCCAGACTCTAAAGTAACTCAATTTCAGCGGAGTGTTGTCGCTTTTATTCTTCGATCTTCTCGATAGCTCAACTCTCAATGCCTTTATTGTTAAGGCGGATCTTATTCCTCGAATCAATGTATCACCGGCTGCTCTTTCCTTTCGTATCTCATGTGAATAATTTGGATGTAGGAATGCAAAGCTGTCTAATTCAACACAATTATGAAAAGCCTCCAATCCTTCTGGATAGATAGGAACAACCGTATATTTCTTATCATATTTTACCGTGAGAGTTTTAAAATCAACATCTGAGCATTTTACATTTAAGATGTCCTCATCATCCATTCCAGCGTATGCCAACCAATAATAACATCTATATATATTATCAGTCGCCTGTTTCTCCGCCGGTTCGCATATTGCATTCAAATAATTCTGCAGATGCTTCGGATTTGCTATCGTTTGCTGTTTTACTTTATCAAGCCCAACAGTCTTAATCTCTAGCATTCCGGGACTTGCTCCGTCAATCCCCATCTCTATACACCATTTTACATACTCTTTTAATAGAATGAGTTTTGACCATTTACTTCTTGCTCTAAACCCGGCAAGCTGATTTACCATCGGTTGAAGTTCTTCCGCAGATCTCGTGCATAAATCAGCTCCCCATCCTTCTTCAAATTGCTCTGTGCTATTGAATATTGACTCACATAATTTCAATTTGTACGGTGTCGAAGCAACCGTTTCTCTCATAAATCGATGTTTCACTTCTTCATTATACATCTGCTCCTCCTAATTAGCTATTGCATTTAATGCCAAAGCTTTCTGCCAAACACTCATCAGTAAGTCAGGATCTATGAATGATATTGCTGATGAAGATAATATATTTCCAACTGCAACCTGTGCCATATATTCTTCTGGTAGTGTTGTAATATAATCTCCCAATTTGTACTTTGACATACATTCTGGATTTTCACATAATACCATACTATCCTTACGGAGTCCGACCTCCTTTGGTATGAATACATGCGTTGGTTGTGTGGTTTTCTTCAATGCACTTGTAAGTGGTAATACAATTAAGTTAGGACTATGCTGATTTCCCACATTATTTTGGAATACTAAGCCAGGTCTATAACCCTTTTGCTCGTTTCCATTTCCATTGAAATATACGAGGTATATGTCTCCTATCTTTGGATTTCTTATGTTGTTACTGTTCTTCAAAGGCTGCCACTCCTTTCACTGTAATTTGTTTCTATTGTTTTACAGTTAAAGAATAGCATACTATCCCCAATATGTCAAGCTAATAAAATAATTTACTTGTTAAAAATCTCAGCAACAACTGTATATGTATGATTATCAATGTCGTTTGATATATTACCGCACACAATTTCCATCAAAATTCCATACTCAAGTTCTTCTATGTACGCATATTTCACTTTTTCGATGACTATATACTGCCCTTTATCTGGCGAGTCGCATCTACTGTGTATGAAAATTTTATTCGGATTAAATAATACATCAAGCTGCTCGAATATCATACTACATCTGAGTGTGTAATTGTTAATATTGCTCTGATAATTACTTGAAAAAATATACTTATTATACCTTTCTTTTGAAAGGTAATCTTTTAATTCAACAATCGAAACTTTTTTATGATTATTTCCGATTTTCCCATTCATTTGCAGTATTCCTCCATTGACTTTTTAGCAGTGATGTGGCATACTACAATCAGAATATGTGTTCTATAGTGGGCATGTATTCATGATCGTAGTGGCTGATTCATGTCGCTCCACTACCGATTCAGAAGCCGTGTGAAAGTGGTTGTTTGCGCGGTCTGATGTTAAGTAGCTGTGTTTCGTGGTTGTTTCACAGCTACTTTTTTATTGAGAAATGTTCGGTCGTCACACGAACATTCGTTCGGTTTATTGTAATTTTATCATGTATCTTATTATCTGTCAATGTATATTTGGCAGCTGGCAAAAATTACCAGAGTTGTCTAATATTGGGATTCCATTTCTTATTTCTTGGTGGGATATTGTGCTCCCAATACAGTTGTCCACGACATAAATCATCGTAATACTCATTTTCATATGAGCTTGAAATACCGTGACCCGGAACAAACATCATTCGTAATTCTGGATAATATGTCTGGATATTCTTTTCTATATGTTTACATGTACGGACAGTTTGGTCGGTTTTTTCTCCGCCTCCGGCAAGAGAATATGTCTTAGAGAACATTCTTGGAATCTTTCCTCTTTTTGACAGAAGAAGATGATATGCTTTTCCCCATGATGCATATATCGTAGAAATTTCCCACTCGAACTTCGCATCATCCTGGAAGTATTTTCCCCAACAAACGCCGTATACATCTTCCAATTCTATAGAAATCGAATCCAACGTCTGCCATCTTGTATCCTCATTTTTTAACAATGATTTGACGAACAGTTCTTCCTCCAGTGTCGCATTTATCTTCTTATTGATTTCTGCTGCATCATTTTCTTTCTTCTGAACAATCTCTGCGTTTGTCTTCTCATCAATATATTTATATCCCCAGTAAATTCCACCGACTAAAACGATCACAATACCCCACATAATACCTCCTATGCGGAGGCTTCGACTATACAATCTTTCGCGTTATCTATTTGTTCGACAGCCTCCTCTAGTCTCTCTATTGCATCTTCCATTTTCTGACATCTCTCACTATCCAGAAGATTTTCCGGCATATTATCCAAGCAATCCTGCTCTGAATCTAATGCCCTCTGCACCATTCCGGATGCCTGATCCAGCAGACCTGTTGCATTTTTTAACAGTTCTCGCCTTTTATTGTTCACGCAGATACCTCCGCCTACATCGCTTTATCCCATACACTTGGGAACACGAATTTCACACACATCGCTTCTCTTTCTTTTGACTTTTCAAATCCAAACTCTATGGCTCTTTCCACGAGCTGATGGAATTGATGTTCTTTGGATTCAATGGTCAAATCTTCGCACTCAATAGTAATGCAGATTGTCATCTTAATATCATCGATATCAACATCAATAGAATCACCATCAAACTCTTTTAAAATCCCGTCGATTGCATCACAATACTCATGCAAAATATCAAGTTTTTCCTGATCGACTTTCCATAATGGCTTGAACTGATTGCTTCCTTCTTCCACAACCATATTTACTACATCAAAACATTTAATTACTCTTCCCATTGCAATCATCTCCTCGCTTCTTTCTTAATTTGTGAAACGTGAAGTTGAGCTGAACTGTACCATTTGTTTTTGGATATGCCTCAAAATTTGTTGCCAACATTGCAACAGTTCTGAAAATCTTACTATCATAGTAGTCGATTTTCTTTCCAACTACACTGATATATCCCATATTCTTTGATGGTTTAAACAGCTCATATTTTACCTTTACGTTTCTTCCTTGTGTTATATGGCGTAAAGCCAGATAGCTATAAAGCATCTGACTGATACGTTCTTTGTCTGCACATGAATCATTATTATACAGTTCATCCACTGTATCCGTGATCCATTTTCTATCAGACTGATTCAAAAAACTCATATCAACCTGAAGTCCTATTGTATCCATGTAGCACACCTCCTATTTTATCATTAAAACATTAACGCTGCAATCCAGCCAATGTCTTTACGCACGCTGAAAATATCTCAGCAGCTTCCTCAACTTCAACCGGAGTATTCATTGATGAAAATGAGATTCTCACAGAATCCCTAGCCTCATCATCGGAAAGTCCCATAGATGTCAACACCCGACTTGGATCGGATTTATGACTGTGGCAGGCGGAGCCAGCCGAGATACATACACCCTTTACGTCAAGCATAAGCAGCAGAGTCTCACTGTCAATATCCTCTATTCTTAGATTCAATGTTTTACCAACATCTCCTACAGAAGCCCCGTTCACATGCACTCTTTCATCAATGCCATACTCTTTAAGACTGGATATTACATTTTCATAAAACAATCTCTTGAGCAAAGAAACCGTGACCCTTTGAGCACCGAAGTCTGAACATATTATATCGCAAGCTTTCCCTAAGCCAACGATACTTGCAACATTTTCAGTACCTCCGCGGAGACCGAACTCCTGATTTGATCCGCCATATATCAGAGACCTCGCCATTGACTTATCCCTGATATATATCGCACCAATTCCTTTTGGAGCGTATATCTTATGACCCGAAATTGTAGCATAGTCACATCCTATTAAATTCGTATCAATCGCATGACACCCGGCAGCTTGTACGCAATCGGTGTGAAATAAGATTCCACGCTCTCTGCACATTTCCCCAATATGGTTGATTGGATTTACAGCTCCTGTTTCATTATTTACATACATCACAGATACGAGACCAATACTTTCGTCTGTGTTAAGTAGTTCTTCTAAATGTTTAACATCTATAGTTCCGTCATGCTTTGTATGTATAAAGTGTGTATAAAAGTCGTCTTTTATATTCGATTTTCCTGTTGGTGCGAACATGTGTGTTGCAGCCTCGTACACAGAATCATGTTCAATCTGAGAAATCACCACATGTTTCTTGCCAGCCTTTTCAAGCATACATTTCATGCCATATGAAAACACCATATTGTTTCCTTCACTTCCTCCGGACGTAAACACAATCTGCTCCGGAGAAGCGTTAAATAACTGAGCAACCTGCTCTCTCGCTTTCTGTATTGCTTTTGCAGATTCCCGTCCAATTCTATAAACAGCCCCGGCATTCCCATATCCACCCTTTAAGTATGGCATCATAGCATTAAGCACATCCGGGTGAATCGGAGTCGTTGCTGAGTTATCTAAGTAAATCATAAATTCCTCCTTATAATACGGAAAGGTATCCATATTTATTTGTGCTAACCTGCACGTAATCAATTACAGGGGCGTCCACATGATTGTAAGACAATCTCCATGTTTTAGACGTATCTATCGTTCTAATATAGCCTGCGCCTCCAAAACCACATCTGAAATCGCAACTTTCTCGTCCTCTGTATACATATTCTCCCCACAGTCTTGTTAAGTTCTGCTGGCAAAACTGAACAACTCGCGGATCAAACATCAGGTCAAAGTCATTCGGATAGTCTGGATTTTCATATCCAATACTTTTGCAGAATTCGTTTAATTCATCCGGCGCAATGAACCATCTATCGAATATAACAGCTACTTTTGTAGTGTCGTTATCCGGAACTTCGCCTTTACCGTTACATACAGGACACCTTGTTACTCCTCTGATTCCTGCACCAAGACTAATTATTCCTTTTCCTTTACATTTCTTGCACTTCATATGTATCACCTACTCATCAAACTCAATTCTTCCTAATTTGCCATAAGAAAAATCCTCATAATATTCTTTGAATGTTTCAATAACGTTCCAGTCGTTCGTAACGGCTGTTTCAATAATTCCCTCTGGTTGATCTCCAAAGAAGAAATAATATGATGCACCGCCAAACCAATTCCCGAGACGCAGATATTTTCCTTTTTCTTCTTCAAACGATCTTATATATCTACAATCAATTCCTGTGTGCTTAGCATAATACATTGCGTAATCATACTGTTCTTTCGTTAAAACTCTACCTGTTGGGCGCAACTCTAAGAAAGCCCACACTTTTTCTTTTGCCTTATCTTTTGCTTCTGACCATTTCATTGCTATGCCTCCAATAAAATAAGCTCATCGATATACAGTCTTCCTTCTCCCTTGAATATTGGGATCTCTTTGTCGATAATCCACGCATTCTCCGATTCACTAGAATCTCTTAATTCGCATGTTTCTGTCCTGTCTGTAGAAATACTCACGATACGACGATTCTTAACACAGCAACTTCCTCTCTTTTGATGGGAAGGTAAATCGTTCCAGTTGATTTCCTTTTGCGTCATCAACATATCCTGAATCTGATCACATGTTTTGTGCTGTAATTCTTTGTGACTAAAGTAAGCCTGTCCAAGCATCTGTATAGAATTTCTACTCGCATCGAGCTGTCTCCAGTAGATATTGTTCGTTACTTCTTCCTTTGGAATATTAAAAACTCTGGCATCAAACATAGCACCTTTGTTAATCGCTTTTGCGTAAGTTCCAAACTGCTTCGTGATTTCGTCTCCTGAACCACTATTTGCATACTTAACAGCGTACCTCTTCATCTTGCGATTAAATTCAAGTGTTGCCATACTCGCTACAATACTGCACATTTTCTGTACTTTGTAATCGAACCATGCATCGGATTCAAGCCTCTTATAATCAGTTAAAACCAATGTGATTTCATCTGATTGTGTATATCCAAGTACACAGCCTTGAATATTCTCACACAGATATTTCATCGTATCCTGCATAGCAGACATTAAAACTTCGTCAAATGGCTTTTGAAAACCTTTTGTAAATGTGTGAAACGCCCGACCATCAACTCTGATGATTACGGGCGTTCTTCTCATTAACACATTTTTGACACTGCTTCATATTTCTTCATTCGTTTTGCAAGTGCTGATGTATCCATAATGTTCCTCCTTTTGAATTTTTAAATGTTTTCACATTTTATGCCTGAGATTCCCTGTATTCCATTAACTCGAACATATCTTTCACCCTCCCACCAGTCGTTCAGAAATTCTACATCGTACATATTGTATGGGCTTGCGACTTCGTTTATACGTTCATAGTTCTTTCCATCCCGTGAAATTTCTATTGACACAATTACATCTTCCGTGCAATGATGTTCCCAATATTTTTTGATATATTCAGATACAACATCATATCCAGTCTGCTTGTCATTCAGCACTTCCGGCTGTGGACTGACCGTATATTCAAACGATGGCATTAAACGGAGTTTAAACAGGTTCTTTTCATGCATAGAATCGATTCTTTCCTTTGTATGCTCATCATCAATCCTTCCAGTTCTGATATATCTATCCAGAACATCATATGTAAAGCCAAGATTGTCCTCATCTGTATGACCGCACAGCCCATCTGTAGGAACTTTATCCACAAGTTCTGCTGGAAGATTAAGCTCTCTACCGATTGCCTTAACTTCTGTGACTGTCAGTTTTGACAGAGGACTGAAATCGCCTGCTCCATCACCATATCTGGTTGCATATCCTACCCAGTCTTCTGAAAGATTACATGTATTTGCGACTCTGCCTCCGACCGTCTGAGAAACCGCATAAAGCGTTGCCATTCTAATTCTTGCCGGAAGATTTACCGATGTCTGTACAGACCAGTGGTCTCCGAGCTGCGGTTTAATTTCATGCTTTAATGCTCTAATTGCGCTATGAATATTGATTGTACAATACTCAATTCCAAGATGATTAACCAGTTTATATGATGCGTCAATATCGACCTGCTCACCATTTGGCATAAGTACACCGAACACTCTATCCTTACCAAGAGCCTCTACACACAATGCAGCAACTACACTTGAATCCTTTCCTCCGGAAATCCCAACCACGGCACAGCATTCATTGCCGTTTTCTTTAAACCAGTTCTTAATCCACTGAACCAATTCATTCTTTACTTCTTTAGCATCAAACTCACTCATGTTTAACATCTCCATTCTCAATCTTTTCTATTAGTGTAAGTAATTCATTGTATATTTGGATCAATCCGCCTCTGTCATCAATATAAACATTTGCATATATTTTTCTACCAGAAAAAGCGACAGAAGAATCGCAATTAACCCCTTTGCACTTAATGTTATTGTCTTTGAGATATTGTTCAATCATTTCGTATTTGTCTTCGCCATTCCCGGTAAAGATAATCACCTCTGAATACTTCTCCCATCTATGCAAAAGACTGATAACATTTTCATACGTTCTTCCCTTTTTATGAAAGTCATAAATTGTATCATCAAAATCCACGCAAAAGATAAGCTTGCCGTATTTTTTAAATTCTTCTTCTAATCTATTGTATGAATTATTTGACTGAAGATAAAAATCCATATTATTTTCCTCCATACATCCTTTCTCTAATATCCATGAATGAGTCTTCTCTGACAAATGCTCCGTCTTTGAATACCGTTGTAAGTAAACTATCATCGCTCATTTCCATCAACTGATCTTGACATTTAAGCTGTCCATCTTCCTCGTAAACTCTGCAGCATCCCTTGTGTGATTTCTTCAAGTGACTTGTATCTGTTTTTGGATCTTTATAAATCATCACTTTTTCGCCATTGATGATGCCATATGTTGCTTTCATTGCGATTCCAAATGTATCTCTTGTAGCCACAATGAGTTTTCCGTCCTCTGCAATCGCAGTAAAGCAGAAAGCACCAACGCCATATGCGATATTGTTCGCCGCAAACCCTCGTTTTTCTAACTCTCTCCAGATAGTATCTACATTTGATAATGTGCATCCATCTCCGTAGATAATACCGATGTGTGGATCGAGCACTTTATACCCCTTACTGTTTGTGGTTCCTCCGAAAATCTCCCATAACTTTTCAACAGTTTTCACAGAAATATCCACAATGTCTCCGCTATCTGGTCTTACTAACAGCTTACCATGATGATTCATAATTTCTTCCTTGCATTGTGGAAGGATATTATTTATCATATTCCAGTAATCGTAGGTGTCGGATACCATACTAAATGATGTATTTGGATATAATTCAGTGAGTAATCTTTTGACAAAAGTAATTTCATCTCCGTCTACCGAGAAGTTTGCACCCATAACGCTATGCTCTGTCGATACAGCTCCAATGCCAATGCCTTCTTCTCTGCAATTTGCATTGTAATATTTGTCAATATAAGAAATTGCAGGAATCGTAGAAGTCTTATCGAATGATAAAAGCCATGATGCCGAACATCTTACTGCCTCATCCATACAGGACATTCCTCGCATTCCAAAATCAGCGCAAGCAAGTTTACCACTCATTCCGTCTGTTGTCTTATCGTACCAGTAGTCAGCAATATTTCGATACATATTACCAATCGTTGCATGACAGCATGGTTTCCAAAGTTCTACCTGTAAAATACATTCAATCCACTGAACAAGCCATGCAAAGTTCTCATGTGTATTTGTGATTTCAATACATGGAATTCCCATTGTAACCATCGTTCCTTCTGGAAGCGCTCTGATTTCTAATGGTAAATATCCCAGTCTGTGCAGTTGCACAATTTTATCAATATCATAATTACCATCGCCGATTTGAATATTCATTGTTTCTTTATACTGACTTACCACATCTTCTTCCGTCTTACCAAAGAAATTATCATTGAAATATCCGATAAGATACTCTTTAATAAACGCCTGAAGACCAAAGAATACCATTTTGTCCTGGTGTTTCAGCATAGATCTTCTAGGAACCCAGTATGACACCAGCTTCGTTAGTCCTTTTGGATACATTCTGTCGTGGCACTGTTTGTATGTATCAGATAATAATAAAGCCATTACATCGTTCATTTCTATACCTCCAAAACCGTTATCTTTTCATGTTCTCCAGCAAATAAACTTCCTGTTGTGTATAATCTCTCAACTGTATTATCTTCGAGAGACTTTATTAACGTCCCTTTTTCTCTATCGAGAATTGAATTTTCTGTATGCGTTGCATATGCATAAATTGTTCTAGCTCCGATACGCTTCAGCTCTTTCGCACTGTAATATAAAGAGCCTCCATAAGCAATAATGTCATCGATCATCAGCACTGTCTGACCACCAAGACCCATCCCATTTGTTCTAACATTTAATCCGAGAATTTTTCCTGTATCCCAGTCACGTTTCTTTTCTCCATAGCAATATGGCATTCCATGTAATAATCCTGAATACCTTTTAGCCGCACCCTCATCTGGGAAATATAAGATAATTGGGTCTTCTCCTATTTGTTTCAAAACTTCCTTAATATATCTTTCCGGCGTATATACAAGCACATTATTCAGCAGTGCAGCTCCTACATTACTATGAACATCAAGAATTCTGACAACATCAAACCGTAACCAGTTAATTGCATCTGCAAATCCCCGGAGCGTGAACACCTCTCTTTGATTATGTATACGATCCATTCTGGCATTCGGAAGATATAACAGATTAAGATAAATTTCCTGTATACATGGCATATTTCTCAGATGCCTTGTCACATAGATTAACGTAGAAAGTTCTTCCTCTGTCTCGAATTTCCAAGTAATCTCATGTGTATTTCTCCATTCCATCTTCGGAGGATTTTCAAGAACAATTCTCTGTGTTCCGTCTGGGAAATGTTCTACCTTTACTTCTGTTCCATCTAAAATAATCATTCTTTACTCTCCTATCACATTGATCTGACAGCTTTTCATCACTTCTAAGGCAGCTGTATGTTTCTCTGGAGTTGATCCTGCGCAGCAGCTTGCGTCTACAGTAACCTCTACATCTGGGTATGGATACAAAGTTTTAATAATCAGTGCATTTGTAATCACGCAAATATCTGTATCTAACCCACATAACTCAATGACTCTCGTGCCATCACCTTCCACATATACATACTTATCTAAGATATGCTGCCAAGAAAAATATCCAAAAGTGTCTTTGTCTACAACCTCATATGTGCCAGGAATTGTTTCCAGACCAATCTGCCACCCAGCTGTTCCTTTAACGCAATGTTTAATTGGTAACTTTTTCCCTTCTGCAGATGACAAATATGTTTCATCTAAGTGCGTATCTCTTGTGAAAATAACCACATCACCCTGCTGGATATATCTTTCGATCTTTTCTTTTACTTTTGGAAGAATTGCTTTCGCCTCATTGCTTCCTAAAGCACCATCAATAAAATCGTTCTGAACATCTACAACGATTAAAATTCTATTCATTTATCTTATTCTCCTTCTCGTAATTCTCCATTTTCATCAAAGCAACTATCATGTATCTTCGGGACTGTTACAATCAGAACTCCATTGTCTAACTTAATCGAGACTTCATTATCTGTACTACACTCATATAACAGTTCTCCGGATTCATCAACAATAGATATGGTATCTATATCTTCTGTGAAATTTCGACGCCGCTTTGGAATTGTAATATGTACTGGCGTAGGCTCTGATTTCTCCACATTATTCTCGATATCGCCGCCCGTAGGCGTGCATCCCATCATGCCAAATATAACCATCAGCGACAGCATAAAGGCATAAAACCACTTTTTCATCCACTGTCTCCTTTCTCATATTCATCAAGTTTTGCATCAGCAATTTCCTGCTGCACTTTAGAAGCGTGTAATCTGTTCTCTTTGCACCAATCGCAACTGCCATGATTTCTGCAAGACGGATCTACAGCTCTTGCTCCTGTGTATTGCTTTCTCTTTTCTTTTCCATGCTTGATTGCTTTATCTAGTGACATTTCAACCACCTCCTTATGATGAATTTTTGCCACAGACTTAGTTTGATTCCAAAAAATTCTTCCAAAAATTTATCTGGATATTGTTTGTAATAATCTGTATATAAATTAACCATAGCCACACCTACCCCGCAAAATTCTCGACTTCTACTATGTTACTGTCCATCAGATAATTCCTTGTTCTTCCTCCAAGATTCAATTCTTTATACGCAGCTTCGATTTCCTCGGAAGTGATTCCGATGTAATCCAGCGTCTGTGCGGGCGAAGAATGATTCAGCATCTTCTGCAAAAGCAAAAGCTTTCTGCTATCATTGTTCGACATCACCATCTGGTGATAGCAAAATGTTTTCCGTAAACTATGTGTAGCAATCCTTATGTTCAGGTGCAAATCGACCGCAATTCCTTTTAAAATCCGGTCTATTGACTGTTTTGATAATGGCTGATTCGTTGATTTCCCCCTATTGGATTCGCTACGAAATAGATAATCACTCAACGTAACGCCTGGCGTATTCTCAAGATATAAAGTTACCGCCTCTATAACGGCGGTATTGATTGTGATATATCTATTCTTTTTTCTTTTCCTTGTATTTCTTGTTTTCTTTTCAAATACTGGGAAGTTATCACGAAATGTGAAATTATCATTGATAAGATTTGAGAATCTCAGCATCCTTAAATCGCTGACTCGAAGTCCAAAGTTGATGCCGACTATGAATAGCATGTTATCTCTGTATCTTTTATTAGAAATGAGAAATTCAGAAATTGCATAGATATCATCCAGACTTTTAATTGGCTCCGCAGCATGTTCCGGTGCTAATTCGCAATGGGTTTCCTCTTTCGCAGGAGCAATTAAACCGGCTGCGGACTTAACCTTACTTCTCTGTAGTGCCTGTAAATCAATTACCTTATTTTTAGCATCTGCAATATTTACAATTTCACCCAAAGCTTACACCTCCTAAATTAGTCCTCTTACAACTCTTTCGTTTACGTCCATCACAAATTCCTGTATTGCCTTATAGTCTGGCTTTTCAGGAAGATCTGTATTTTCTTTTGCATACTTCATCTTCTTTTCGTAGTCATCGACCATTTCAAAGAACTCCGGTATTGGCTGTCTATTACCATCAAGGTATTCACCATTTCTGATTGACATCAGCAGTTCATGTTCTTTCTCTCTGAATGTTACAATCTCTTTTCTCTCAAGAATATCAAGGCACATCATATAGAGCCTGATTAGATGCATCATATGCTTTCCTAATTTGTTATGCTCTATCGCATTCTTATTTCTTTTCCCTACCTTGGCGTAGTCCTTCACCACATTATGCATTTCAGACCACATTGATTTATAATCCCGAAGTGGATATCTTGTTAAATGCACATCCATATAAATTTCGGAATCCATATCTTCCCTATCCGACTTATCGATATACAACTTGATTGCGTCATCCGGATATTCAAAATATCTTTCTTTGAAGTCTGCACCCACGTTACGTATACTGTTTAATATGTGTTGCTCCTGCTGCGCTTGACCGACAAGCCTTGCTGCTTTATTATCAAGTCTTCTAAGCTGAGCCGTAGCATATCCACCGAAAGCCTGTGCCGCTTTCTTTGAAAGGAACAAATCCTTATTATGTAATAATTCCTGTCCTACAGGAGACAGAAATAAATAATGCTCAGGCTTTAACCCAAGCATCTCAATCGTATTTGGATTGCAATTACAAAGCAAACTTATTAACTTATTGAACGCATACACTGTAGTATCCGTTTTCTCATCAACAAACTGCTCGTAATGTTGATTTGTAAGAATTTCTTCCTTACTATTCAGAGCGCATCCTCTTACATCAAGGTCAGATGTCTCGTTATTTGTTCCATATGCATGACTTCCTCCAAGTCCGATAAGGATGATTCTGTTTCCGAGGTGATCGTTATTTCTAAGGAAATTGTATTCCTCCGACGAGACCATATTTTTAATTGTTTGTAAATCCATCTTACTCCTCCATAATGAATTCATGGATGCTACTCATATAATTCTGAACTTCTTCATCAGAGCATTTCTCAAAGCTTAAACTCAACGGCTTTGTCAGGTCTAAGCTGAAAATCCCCATAATTGATTTAGCATCAATGATATATCTTCCAGATTGCAGGAACACATCTCCGTCTACTCTGGATGTTTTATTTACGAACTCCTTAACTTTGTCAATAGAATTTAACATTACTTTACACATGATAATCATCTCCTCTTCTTTATAATAAAGCGGGTGTGGATTCGCACCACACATAGCCCCTCACTCCCTTCTACCAAATCAGACCCAGTATCGTCAGCTATTTCGCTGTCTAAGACACCGACGGAATCGAACCGCTAGGGGAGCCTATCTGTCATTAGCGTCTACCTATTCCGCCACCGCATTATATCAATCGACTATAATTTTATGACCGTCTATTTCAGTTATCTCGTGTACAAAATAATACATTGGACACGGAAGCTTTGAGAAGATTTCCTCCTCAAACTTCCTTTTTACATCTTCTTCATTATTTGCGACCATTAAGCAAGTCTCATTATCGCAATCATCCATATAATTTATTTCATACAACTTCATAGATAAACCCTCCATTGTTAAGCTTTACTTAATTGATAGCATGAGCAAAAGAATCTCGGTAAATACTCTACACTCCAATCAAACATTACTTTATCTTTTGCCTCGCATACATAATAATCTGGAAGTCCAGAGCACTTTGGAGTCCGAAGAGTTTTATGTATGCAATATTTACACCTTTTGTGTCTTTTTCTATATCTAACTACCTTTTCATCCATAATAACTATCAGCCTTTCTTAAATATAAATGGAGCTGAGGGGAGTCGAACCCCTGTCCAAAAATATTACTCACTATGAATCTTTACGCTGTTTTGGAATCATGTACTGATTTCTATCCACCACTCTGTTCTTAACTATCTCAACCAATACAGGTGTTCATTTACAGAGAACCGTATACAAATTATGCTTGTTTTTGAACCTCAGTATCTACCAGCAATATCTCAATACATTTTGGTGTAGCAACTTAGGCTACTGCTAACATCTGTCTGTTTGCGTTTGTGTTTAATGGTCGATGATTAAGTCATCACTCTAGCGAATTCATAACTTTCATACCCCTGTCGAAACCTTTACAGCCCCGAAAATCCATCCAGCTATCGCCCTGTTTACTGGTGGTAGGAGGCTCGTTTCCTCCTATGTCTGGTCACTCGGTTACGTCGCTTCTGCAGGCTCCAAACTATTCTCCCGTAACCCGGATACCGATATCACCTAAGTCGGAAGGGTTCTCTCCTCAAAAACTACCCAAGACTTTTGGAGTATTGCTCGTTATCAACGCACTTATCTGTTTTCATGCACTGAATAAATCATATACCGAGCAAAGTCTTCTACAATAGGTGTTACAGATACCGCCTATTGTCTGCTGTAGAAAATCAACAGGGCAGATGTAACTCCACCCTGTCAAACATCAATTTTATAAACCAAGTTCCTGAATGACAGGTAAAACCTCGTCTTTTAATTCAGGATAGAACTTGTTGAGCGTCTCTCTCGCATTTAATGGTTTGTCTGGCTTTGTATATCTTGCACATTCCCAGTCCACTACCATTTGGACAAAATCACTATGTGTCTTTGCCTTAATAGAATGATGTCTGGAATGATTCCTATGCCAGTTATGCACTGATTTAACATGTATCACAATTACACACAAGTTCGCCGTGCTCGTCTACGGAGTAATCATCTCCGTAGCCTCCGCACTCATAGCAATAGTCAAGCTCATCTTCGTCCATATCGATATTACCTCCGTCAGAATTTTAAAACCCTGACAGCGAGATCATACTCTTTAGCCAGGTCTATCATTGATTTTGTTCCTCTACTTTCTCCGTCCCAAAATGCTACCAAAGCATCGGCGTTTTGAGCCATCTCTTTATTTCTTATATATCCAGCCGCTTTGCCATACCGCTCCCAGTCTGCCGGGAAGTATGCAACATGGAAACCCATTTCTTTCGCATACTTCTCTCCAAGCCTGTCTGCTCCTCTTGCGGTTCCGCATACTATGGATATTTCATCACTGATATTCTGCAACAGACGATTCATATTTGCTTTTAACATTTCGTAGTTCGCAAATGATCTGCTACCTGCAATTATTACTCTGAACATATTATCACCGGAATTACTTTCCTCGCTGTCTCCTTGCCTCTTCGAGAATCTGACGAGCATTTCTTTCTCTTTCAGAAGCAGCAAGTCTTCGATCCGCAGCCTGAGAGCTTGAATCATACGCGATTCTGCTTCCTTCAGCTCTTTCTCTTGTTTTCTTTGCTCCCTCTCTAACTCTTTCCAGCATTCTCTCGCTCTCATTGTTCATGCTGAGAGAATCAATGCTCTGATGAAGTTCGATTATCTGACTATCTGCTTCCATCTGAAAAATCACCTGTTCTTTTTCTTCTCTAAGCCTCTGCAGTTCTTCAGCCGCCTGTTCCATAATCTCTTTCTGATGTGCTTCAGCTTCTTTCATTTCCACAAGTGTGTCCTTCAATACGTTGATTTTATTCTCAAGCGTCGATTTCTTTCTTGCATACTGCATTGCCTCATCATCTTTATTTCCATCGATACATGCATTCATATTATTAGTGACCTGCATAATATCTTTATTAGCCTGATGTAAATCATCTTGCGTTGCTTTACGCTTCCCGGATATTTCTGCAAAACTCACAGAAGCCCGATTGTAAAATTCTTCCTTTTCTCTGATTGCTGCATTGTAATAGTCCTTTGCTCCTTCTGGTGTCTGGGCGTCCTGCCTCATCATTTCGTCTGTTCTTCCTCTCATCTTAACGCGAAGCTGTTTTCCAAAAACCGTGCCGAACAAAACAACCACAGCCAACACGATTACAACAATCACAATAAACATGAAATTAGTCATAATAATGCCTCCTATTCCGCATCAATACCATACTGACCGCAAAGAGCTTTAAGACCTCCGCTGTATCCACTTCCAACAGCTTTAAAATTCCACTCGCCATTATGACGATAAACCTCCGCTACAACTAAAGCAGTTTCGGTTGAAAAATCTTCACTTAAATCAAATTTCATCAGTTCTTCTCCTGTATCAGCATCTACAACTCTGACATATGCATTCTCAACCATTCCGAAATTCTGAAGTCTGTTTTCTGCATCATAAATTGTTACCGTAATAGCGACTGTCTCATAATCAATAGGAACTTGATCAAGTTTAATATTGATAACTTCATCATCGCCATCTCCTTCTCCGGTTCGATTATCACCCATATGAATCACGCTTTTTGAAGAATGTGATAAGTTACCATAAAAGATGAAATCTTCATCATTTCTAACCTTTCCATTTTCTTTGATCATAAACGCAGAAGCATCAAGATCAAAATCAGCCTCTCCGTCATAATGGTTAATATCCCAACCAAGACCTACAAAAATATTCTTTAATGAAGGGCGACCTTTTGTAAGGTCAACCCTCTGTCCTTTACTTAATGATATTGACATACTTCTCTCCTTATTTATATCTGTTGGCGAGTTCGCTGACACTTGTGTCATTTGTTCCTTGCCCGATTGCATTAAATCTCCACTCTCCATCTTTCTTATATACCTCAGCAAATACCATAGCAGTTTTTCCTGCATAATCTTCAGAGAGATTATATTTGCAAATTTCCTTTCTACTTGCGTCATCCACAAGTCTAATAAATGCGTTCTTAATCAGACCGAAGTCCTGTTTTCTGGATGTACAAGCATAGATATTAACAACGAATACAATCTTTTCAACATCAGATGGCATCTTTTCAAGATTTACTGTAATCTGTTCATCATCACCATCTCCGTCTCCTGTAAGGTTGTCTCCATGATGATATACACATCCGTCTTCAGCTGATCTGTCTCCGTAATATACAACACCCTTATACTTATTACCCTTACCCAGGATAATTGCTGACGCATCACAGTCAATGTTTGGCTTATGACCGAACACCCCCTGCTTTGCTGCATCCCAGCCGAGACCTACAACCACCTTTTTAAGCCCTTCTACTTCTTTTGACAGATTGATTTTCTGTCCCTTTACTAAACTTACTGACATATGCTAACCCTTCTTTCTTATAAATTCAGTCCAAAGTTTCTGCCAACCGCTGCTAATCCTCCGGCAAATCCAGATCCAACAGCATTGAACTTCCACTCACCATTTCTTCGATACAGTTCTCCTGCGACTACACCTGTTTCCAGTGAGAAATCCTCATTCAAATCGTATCTGAAAAGCTCCTCATTCGTATCTGCATCGTATGCTCGGATATATGAATTATCAACCATACCGAAGTTCTGCAGTCTATTTTCCGCATCATAAATTGTTGCAGCGAAACTGATTTTGGAAATATTTGCAGGAATCTTTTCTAACTCAACAGTCATGATCTCATCATCACCGTTTCCTTCTCCTGTTCTATTATCTCCTGAATATGTAAGTGCTCCGCTTGGATGCTGCGGCTGCCCATAGAATACGAAGTCATGTTCTCCTGTAACCTTACCAGAATCATCAGTAAAGAATGCAGATACATCAAGATCGAATTCTTCGTCTCCATCATATCTGTTTGTGTCCCAACCAAGAGCAAACACAACCTTTTTCAGCCCAGCATTTCCTTTTGTCAGATCAATCTTCTGACCTTTCACTAAACTAATCGACATGTTACAAACCTCCTTATTTTCTATTATCTACAGCCTTTCTTACAAGATCGACTGGGATAACCATAAATGCAAGTGCAATAATTACAAGCCAATGATTTAAGTCGAGTGCTGTTGCCTTAATCAATGTACCTGCAAAATCACACAGAATTACCGTCATAGCACAGATTCCAACTGCAATGTATGAAAATAGTTTATTCTTTCCAATACCTTTAAACAGATTCATATGTTCTGTACGAATATTGAATCCGTTGAGTACAGCCATGAAACATAAGAGCGCAAATCTCGCCGTCATAGCCTCCACATCAGTTACGAACATATTTGACACTGGACTGAATGTAATGATTCCATATAATACGATAAACGCAGCCGTACTGATTGCTATACGTTTCTTAGCTCCTCGAATAAATAATCCGGAACCCTTCTTAATAGGTCGCTCAGACATATATTCTTCCTTCGGCGGTTCACCTCCAAAAGATAGTGAGTTAAGTGAGTCCATAATTATATTAACAATCAGGATCTGTACAGAAGCCAGCAAAGCACCAGTAGCGACCATAGGGTAAATCACACTCAAAATAAGCAATGCGATGTTGATCGGTAACTGGAATTCAAGGAACATCATAATGTTGTGCATGAATGTTCTTCCAAGTTCCACAGCCTTTACAACACTTGCAAAGTTGTCATCAGTCAAAACAATGTCTGATGCTTCTTTTGCCACATCTGATCCGCCCTGCATACCGAATCCTACATCTGCTCTCTTTAATGCAGGAGAGTCATTCACACCATCTCCTGTCATCGCAACAGACTTCCCAATTTCCTGGGCTAGAGTCACCAGTCGTAATTTTGTATTAGGTGAACATCTTGAGATAACTCTCAGTTTTGGAATAATGCTTTTTACTTCGTCGTCAGACATCGCTTCAAAGTCATCGTTTGTAATAGCCAGATCTCCAGCCATATAAATTCCGCACTCTTCTGCAACAGCTTTCGCTGTCTCAAGACAATCTCCGGTAATCTCGATTACCTGAATACCTGCTTTATGAGCCATTGCCACTGCATTTGGAACTTCCTCTCTCACCGGATCTACAACTCCGATAATTCCTAATAATGTCATGTTATTTGGAAGTTCATTCTCAACAAGTTCTCCTGTTGACTGTGTAAGAGCAATACATCTCATTGACTTCGTTGTCATTTCCTTAATGTTCTCAAGAAGTCTGATTTTATCGATGTCTGTAAACGTCTGAATCCCATCTCCAAGAGCTGTCGTGCAATGCTCAATGAGTTTTTCTGGAGCACCTTTATAATAGGTAACTTCATTTGAACAACTTACTGCAGAATATTTATTAGAACTATTGAAGACCTGTTTCGCTTTGATCTGTAAGTCATTCACGATTTTCCCATACTCTTCAGAATCCGTCAGAGTTAATACCGCACGGTCAATAGAATTACCTCCGGTAATTTCTCCGTTACCATCGAATACTGCGCTATTATTGATACAGATATTATTGACCATAGCTTTCCATAATTCAGACGATTCATCAACTTCATCCACAAATGCATCGATGATTTTCTTTGGAGTCATTACTCCGGTTGTAAGCGTACCTGTCTTATCCGTGCAAATAATATCAACATAAGCAAGCTCTGGAATTTTGCCTGGATTCTTCGCCAGAATATTGAACGTCTCCATCGTCCGAACATTTTGCTTTGTTACGAGTTTTACAATCAGTGGAAGTCCCTCCGGAACTGCTGCTACAATAATTGTTAATGCGACAGAGAAATTCTGTGCGATTTTCTGGATCACATCTAAAACATTTCCTCCGAAATAGTTGCTGAACCCAACACTCATGATGCCAGTCATTGTCAAAACTGCAAATGTTACCACAGCTGCAACGGTTCCCCATTTTGAAATAAAGTCACTCAAATTATCGAGTGCAATATCAAGAGCTGTTTTCGGAGATTCCAATGTCTGCATCTTAACCATCGTATCCCCGTTGACTGTATTTACGCCTACATCTGTGACAATCATCTTGCCCTCGCCTGACATAACCGTAGTTCCTGCAAACAAGCAGTTCGGGTTTGTGTATGAAGATGTTGATGTAGTTTTTGCGTGTATGTATCCTTGAATCGGTGTCTTCTTACACTCTTTTGTCTCTCCATTGATTGCTGCATTATTCACTGAGATTTTTCCATCTACAATATAACCATCAGCGAAAATCTCCTGTCCCATACCTACACATACTAAATCTCCAACAACCAACTCATCCTTGTTGATTGTCTGAACTTTCCCATCACGAATTACATCGCAGTACCTGACCGACGTCTTTGCTCGCAACTCTGCTGCTGACTTCTGAACACCAAGTCCAGTCTTTACAGCAATCACTGTCACGATTGCAAGTACCACAAGAATCATGATTGGATCAGAAAGTTCCATCACTCCCATGAATCCGAGGAATAACTGCAGAACAGCAATGGCAATCAAAATCATTGTGATTTTTTCACTCAATGCCTCTTTTGCAAAGTCATACCACTTCTTCATCTTCGGTTCTGGAAGTTTATTACTGCCATGCATTTCCCTGCTTCGCAGAACCTCACTACTACTTAATCCATTCATTTCTTTACTCCTTTCGTTTGTTTTGTATATATAAATAGCGAGTTGCATTGCTGCAAGCTCGCTATGTTTCGTGTTAGAATCTCTGTCTCAAAAACTGATTTTCCAACCCTGCTGCTGAATGATCCATCATATGTCTTAAACCATACATATGATCTGCATAATCATAACCCATCCATCTCCATCCGGTTGTATCTATGTTGCCTGGATAGTCCGGCTTTTCCTGATATATTCTAAGTAATTCATGTATAAATTTTCCGAATTCTGCTTGTGTCATGCTTTGTATTGCAATATCATCTGGCACACAAACTACTCCCGTCGTGTTATCTCTAACAGTATCAGACACAGTTTTTAAAAGCCTATCCATATAATCCAGTGTATACTCTCCAGCTGGATATCTTATTGCAAGGAGCCGATTATGGATTGTAATACAGTCAATCATATTTCCTGCGACCGATCCAGCACAGCGATTATACTTGTCCACGATAGTCATCAAAGACATACAATCAACATATTTTGCCCCTAACTTTTTTTGCACAAATTCACACAATTCTTTTTTAAGCCTATCAACTGCATCCATCAGAATCACCTTCTTTGCACTTAATCAAGTCTCCCTCCCAGAACAACCATTCTGGACTCTCTTTTAGGCTAACCAGACCACTGTCTTCAACATGCGCTGTAAAGACTTGTCCATCGCACTGATTGATGAATTCTTTGTATCTATCGTGCATGGACTCGTAATTCTTACCAGACTTCACACGTTTTACATTGACCATGACTTTCATACCGTCTTCGATTAAGTCACCATCGTTTTTGCTTGCAAGCATTGTCAAATAGGCATCTACATACTCTTTTGGGATACCTTTTGCTTTAGCTTCTTTAGCAAACTTCCTTCGTTTTTCACGATTTAACATAACCTCACCTCCTAATGTTCATTAAAAACAACCTGCTCTCCGGACTTTAAAGACCAACATCCTCCGTCTGTAATCGCACATTCTGTACAATTACCAGCACATTCTCTAGCATCCTCTCTTGCGGTCGTAGTACCATCACGATACCTCACATGAGCCTCCGGAAGATTGAATGGATTTTGCATTTCTAAGCCAGCCCACCCGCTTAAAATCAGATGCAAATTGCTCGGCACTGGATATGAAAGTAGTATTTTATTTACTATTTCAAACTTCTTTGTAAAGCACAGAATCTCACAATGAGGATTCCTCTGTGCAATTTCAAGCATATGTATTAAATAATCTTCATCCGGTATATCGCCGGATACGTGGAATCTAAAAAATCGAGACATCATAATTGACGCCTCGACCTCTCTCCAATATACATCTGGTTTGTTTTTTAATAAATCATAGTTGTGTTGATACGCTTCTCTCACTGTCTTTCTAAGTCTTTCAAGTTTCTTTGCATAACACTTCCTACTGCACTCACAATCGCTTCTGCATGTCGCCCCGGCAGGAAGTGATACACTCGGTATCTTTCCGAGCTTTGAATTTCCACTACTGATTTTAACTTCCATATCACACCACTCTCTCAAAACTGTCATACAGCATTACAAATTTACCCATGATAAGTCTGTCATCGTGATAATGTCCAAAGTACCATCTGGTAAACTCTGTGCTCTCCATGATCTCATCAAAGTAATTTGTCAGTATATCATGCTTGTACATTCCATGAGAAAACATAGCTGCGATTTGCTGTGGGCAGCAATGTGATATAATGTAATCAACCTTATTATCGTTTTCTTTCAGTGTTTCTTTACCGAAATTCATTTCTTCCTCTGTCGGAAGTTCTCTTTCCCACCATGATAACCCCTTTACACGGAACATCTTTCTCTGTCTATCCCATTCATTTGCGACCTTTACAAAGTCATCCCATGTTGCGTAATCATCTGGATCAAGAATGCCATCATCTACATCGTGACTGCTTGCTCCTCCAAACGCGAAAAATTTCTTTCCACAGAATTCAAATACATATCCTCGTAACAAATGGTATACATTGTCTCGAATTCTCTGAGCTTTACCACCATGAAAATCAACCGTATCAAACTCATCGCTGTACAGCCTATCAAAATTCTCATGGTTGCCGGAGACAAATACAACCGTAGGTTTGATTTCTGCAAGTCTATCTAACCCTCGTGTCTCGTATCCGTTTGTATCATTCCAGATTCCGAAGTCACCGCAAACTATGATGAAATCGTCCTCGGTTAATTCACGGAGAATGCTAAATTGCCTTAGTTTTATCCACTCTCCGTGGCAATCTCCTGTTATGTATACGCCCATTATTGGCCATCTCCTTTCTACATCTAGGGAACGGACAATCATCGCAGTTTCCATACTGGCATTTAAACTCTGGATGATCTGCTATTGCCATTACAACAGCAACCAGAGATGCTGTCACTACAGCCGCAACTACGACTCCAAAACATGCCTCTAGCATATCAAAACCTCCTATTTAATATCGGCTCCCTGATTTGAACAGCAACTTATTCAAATATAAATATCAGAAAACGCAAATGCGTCACGCAACTTAGTTGCACCTTTATCGTCGCCGATCACGACTATTATGACCAGCGTCAATGTATGTTTTCACCAATTTTACACTTACCATATGTGTCATTAAAACCCAAATATCATTTGAGGAAGAAGTAGCGTTTGTTGTGATTGACATATTATCATTTTATGTACGCTATAATTTTTGTGTTATATGGATATGGAGCTATCGTGTTATGATGAAGAATGCCTTGCAAAGTGCTTGTCGAACTTGATAATTTTCGCTAGAAAATTTAATATTCTTCTTTTAGATTTATAATCAATGATTCAAATAATCATCTGTTATAAGATTTGACCTTCATCGCTGAAAGCCAACAGTTATGTACTGTCAGACACTGATATTACACTTTCCTAAATTACTGTCCAAATCAGAGAGCCGATAGCTCCCTACTCTGTTACTTCCTGCATACTCAGGAATGTATTCATTACATCCTCGAACGAGTCATTAACATCGAACACAGGTGTATACTCTACCTGAGTATTAACTTTTGCCGCATCAATTTCTGATGAAATCTTATCAGCTTCAGAGATAATTTTTTTCATTGTTTTCTTTGCAGAATCTCTATCATAAGCTTCTTCACTTGTCACTTTCACATCGTATTTATAATCCACTGGATCTCCTGCGACATTAAATTTGTGACCAATCTCTGTTTCGATACGATTACATGGCTTGAATCTCATCATTAGTGCAATGGAACCATTGAGCTTCTGTCTGTATTTATTAACAGCTGTCGCTGCATCAATATCCAAAGCAATGCTTTTCTTAGCCTTATTGATTGCAATGCTGAGCTTCTCTTTCTCTCCAATGAGAAATCTCATAGCCCGGATCACATCGTCGTTCTGGAAGAATTCTTCCTCCGTCTTAACTTCTTCTCTAAAATCATCGGCGTCTGGATTTACCTTATTACAAAGATGCTCTCTTGTCTGAATAAGGCAATGGTCTCTAACCTGAATACTTATTGCAGCGGCGCCAAATACTCTGTCAAGAAAATTCTGGTATCTAAATGCTTCTTTTAAATTCATAGCGTCCTCCTTTTATAATTTTACACCGTCATGTGGGATATTGAATTTCTTTACAAACATATCGAATTCTTCATCAGGCATCTGTGATAAGTTATCCCTGCACGCATCAACTGAAAGAATTCCATAATCTGCATAACCGAAGAACTCCTGTATTTCTTCATTTGATGCATGATTCATAATATAATCTATCATCATTTCTTCAATATCCATATGAATCCTCCTTAACTGAATTCTTCTTCAATAGCGGCAATCAACGGATCATAATACTTGTGCTCCGCTTCGATTCTTGCCTCTACAGCTTCCGCATAGTTGTCAAAACATCCTAAATGCATTTTCTTATAATTAACAGTAATGTATGCCTGGTATATATTTCTCTTTGGATCAAGCCACACTCCTGTTCTTCCGGTTTTATTGTTCTTCGCAATATTCCCGTTCTTAATTCGATTAACCTGTGTATGATATTTACGCATAATCTCATAATGCTTTGCAAATCTCATCCTTGCCGCATCTGCTTTCGACATTCTTCCTGCGCTTGTCATAATTTCATTCATATGTATCGCCTTTCTGCATCTTGTTTACTCTGTCAATACTCACAAGACACATTGTTACCACGCCGGACATAAGTCCAGCGCAGAAACACACTATTCCAACAGCAATTAGAGTTGTCATGGCATCATCTCCTATTCATCTTTGAATTTCTTACCGGAGTCTGATTCGTAAAACATATCTCGCAATGTGCAGATATTTCTCGGAACACTATCTAAATCCTCTACATCATGAAGTGTTTTAACCCATGCATAGAACTGATTTGCAAGAGGTGTTACCAACGCAGCTGTTCTTTTCGGGTCAATATATCCTTTCTTAATAGCTTCATGCGAAATTGATCTCATGAATTTCCAGAAATTGTAGTACGCCAGTTTCAACTTAACCATGTACCCGTTTGAATCTTCAATAACGAATCCTTCGATGCGTCTTCCGCCGTACTTGTAATCTTCATCCATTACCCTGTTGTACCAATCAAAGAAATCCTGCCATGTTTCAATCTCGTATCCTAATTCTTTATGAGGAATTTTGAGAGATTCGGCAACAGTACACATCTCCTCAAAACTAAGCTTCTGGAATTTCATATCATTCGATACGATATCCAGCAGAAATACTCTGCTTCCCGGATACTTAATGATATGAGGGTCTCTTTCCGTGTCTACATTTTCAAATACAAATGATACATCGTGCTCTTTACAATAAGCATTGATCTTATCAAGAGTATCGTCACCAAGCTGTGTATGAAGTGCTTCAGCAAACCATTCAGCATATGACCCTTCCGGGTTTGATTTAGTAGTCACAAACAGCTTTCCTGTTTCTGGATTATTGGATACGATTCCAAGATATCCATTCTCTTTGACGTATGCTCTTACCGGGAATGCCAACTTATCCTGCAGCTTATCTAATTCTGTCTCTGGTCTTTCATTGATGTTAAAGAACTTATCATAAGCTCTGGCAACAATCTTCTGTTTCGGAATATCGATGTATAATCCTCTTGCCTTTGTTGTCTGCTCGTCCCAGATTTTGTCATAAAACGCTGTTTTGGTGAAGTTAAATGATGAGATATCTCCATACTGCTTTTCCTTGATGTACTTATTTCTTCTAAGCTCAAGAATCCACTCTCCGACGGAATCCGCACCAGCAGCTACCTCTTCCGGTTCTCTAAATACTGTATTCTTTACCTCTACCGTATTGAAAGCACCGTCGTTATCGAGGATAACAGCTCTCAGGCTTCCACCAAACTCAACTCTTCCTTCAAGATTGAATGCATGATTGTTGACTTTTACCGGAAGTCCTTTTGTATTTCTATGACCATGAATCTGATAACAATTTTCATCCATCTTATCCTCGAATGTTGCATCTACCTGCTCAGCATCGTTGTATCTTCCAACACCCTTAATCATCTGACTGGTAGATACCATTGTGAGATTATCTGGAATCATACTTAACCCAGCATGTGTAGCAAGGACTGTCTTACCTCTGAATTCGTAATAAGCGCACTGACCCATCCGTCTGTAAAGTTTCCTGATTGACTTCTTATCAATACCGGCTGCTTCGATTTCTGCTTTTGTATGGAATTCAAACTCTTTAGATGCCGTCACTTTATCATGCGCCCAGTCCCATAACCACCGCTCATGATTACCCTCAAGAAGCAGCACATTCGGCTTATCATATGTTGAAAGCAAGAACCTCAAGACATCAGCATTTTCAATTCCTCGATCTGTGTAATCACCACAGAAGATGTAGAATTCATCATCTTTAAAACCGCCATTCGCTTCAAAATATGTATTCAATGCTGTATTACATCCATGAATATCTCCAATATGATGGATACGTTTGTACTGATCCAGATTGAATTTCTTCATAAACACAGCGTTTAACTCATCTGACTGAATAACCTTAATGCCTGACGGAATTTTCTGTGTCTCGAACCTTGCATACATCTTATCGATTACTTCTTCCGGCACTCTTTTCAGTTCCTGTCGTCCTCGATTTCTTTCCTTTGTTACCTCGATTGGAACAGTCGTCATATCAACGCAGTAGATTCGGTATCTGTACTCATCGCACATCTTCTTATATCTATTCATTTCAGATGTTTTAGAGTTAGTAGCATCAATCACAGTAAACTCGCCATTCTTCATTCTTGTCTCCAAGATATTGAACAGTGCTTTCCACACAATATTGTCATTTGCCTGACTGATTGCGTGTGTTCCATCTGGCATCATCTGCGGACTTGAACACATCATTCTGATATCATCTGCAGATAATGCGTACTGCTTTAATCCGTGCTGCTCAATCCATGTGGATTTCCCGCATCCTGCGCTTCCTCTTAATAACAGTAAAACTCTCATGTTTTCACCTCTCGTATATTTCTTAGTTAGTTGTATAAGTAACTCCACTCCAGACCTCACTCATTGCCTTTACGCATGACGATATTGCAACCGCAATAATGCCTCAAGTGCATTACCGAAAGTCTTTTCAGTCTACTCGTAGGAGCAGGGGTATTAGTGTTTCCCGTCTTAGTCTACCAAGGTATTTACGAAGCCAGAAAAGGAATAACCGCTCCGTCCGTTGAGGCTACGCCTTACGCATTGCTGAAAAGCTCATCGTTTCGCTTCGGTGGTACAACTTCCACCTAACCTCCATTTTCTTTTACGCCCAAATATATAAACAAATATATGCCAACCACAACATACTCGTTTATATATCCACCTTGGAACCCGACCGCTACTCACAGCCGTGATATGTTATCTCAACCGGGCGATTTTTCATGCTATCCGAAACAATTTTCTTGCTTCTTTCTTCAATCTTTTAAGGAAAGATTCCTTTGTATATCTTCCAGCCGGAATATTTCTTAAAGCCTCCTCGCATACAGGGCAAACCATCATTCCTTCAGGTATCACTTCATTGCAGAAAATACATGTATTATCTTTGCTCATCCTATCTATCCTCTTTCAACTTACTCAGATATTCACATCCAAGCTTATAAAATTCCCTGTGCATAGCCATGTCTTCATCTGTGACATCTCCAAGTCGATCAGTTTCTTTCTTAATCATCTTGTTCTGCCTCACAAGCTGTATTGTATTTTGCGTAACTCTAATTATCTGAGTCGCAACTAATACAGTTGTCATTACAATCAGGTATTTTTCCGACATTTCATAACACTTCCTTTCCTGTTTAAACTGTAATCTAATGTACGGTAGCCCGTGTAATCACGCCCAGTAGATCTTTGATCTTCAGGTTCCTCCTCTTATGGAGGTATTGATTATCATTGGGTTATGTCTATCCTGAAATTATTTCTGGGTTTACGGCGTCCTCAGCATCTCGTGCTGCCGCGTCTCCAGCTGCTTGGTGACGGTTATTTTCCTCATCAAGTTGTCACTTCCGCCGACGGCAAGAAGCACTGCAAAGCAGTAATATCATTACGGTTTAAAACATAATATCTTCTTTCGTGACTTGATCTTTTGACTTCTTATTTGAGTATTCTACCCATGAAATCCATTTGTGATTTTCTGTAACATCTCCAGTCACATCGTATACTTTTCCTCCAATTCTTGTTCCGAAACAATTATTTTTTGGATCATACATGATTGTTGCGTTGTTCCGAATAAATCTTCTGAATAAAATAGAAGCAAACCAGTAGCTGTTTCGACCAGAAAATGATTCGATCACGCCATGATTTGCTCCTCCAGAGGTAATCCGATATATAAATTTCATTGCATCATTCATAAATCCACCTCTCTTTAGTCATCGGCTACTAATACTTGCGATTTCTTGAGGAAAATTTCTATATATAGTAGCCGATATTCTTTTTTAATTATTTACCGTTCGCATCTACGACCGTTGCATCTGCTCCCTGTACTGTAACCCATCCATGCTTCAGACGCGCTTCTGCTTCTGTCATCTGAATAAGTTCCGGTGTAAGGCTTGCTGATTTTAACTGATTCGCCTCAGCCTCTGCTTTTGCGGCAGTTACTTTGATATCGGCTTCGTTCTGCGCCTTAATAAGTGCTGTCTCAGCCTGTACTTTTGCCGTCTCCTGTTCAACCTGCGCCTGCTGTTTCTGCTGTAATGCCGTTACCCTGTTATCAATCGACTCTTTCAGCTTATCATCTGGATGAACATCAATAATACTTGCATCTAATACCTGAATGCCATATTCCTTTTCAAATGCATTATTCAAATATTCTGTAATCTTATTGTTGATTTCACTACGATTGCCGGAATAGATATCCATCATTGAATAATCTGTTGTAATCTCAGATACCTTTGATTTCAGAACAGTTTTCACCCTGCTATTTACAATAGCTTCTCCATCCATACCTTTGAACTTCTTATATGTATCCACAAGGGTGTCAGGATTGAATCTGTAAGACATCTGGAAACTAATTGCGAGCATAGCGTCATCAGATGTTGACACTTTGAATGAATCGTCTCCTTCGCTACCTTCACGACTATCTTTGCTCAGGATAATCTGCTCATTACTGATCGTGAAATTCTTTACTTTCTTAGTCGGAGATACTACGTTCCATCCTGTTCCGAGAGTTTCACCGGACACACCACCGTTGATGTTGTACACAACACCCTCATATCCCACCGGAATCTTTTCAACGCACATAATTACTCCCACAACCATCGCAATCATAACGATGGCTGTAACAATAGCTCCGATTAAACCTTTTTTCTTCATTCTTCTTTCTCCTTTGACTCTGATTCTTTTTCCTCATAATTGATAATATTAAAAATTCTCTTCATCATCTTCAGGAGAATGCCTCCTAAAGGAATAAAGATGAAGGAAATCGCAAGCCATAAACAAAAGGCAGCAACAATTATCAAAAACCAAAATACTGGATTCATTAGCCCCTACCTCCATGTCCTTTGTCGTTTAACATCTTTTCCAAATTATCGAGCTTTTGATTTAATTCCTTGAATTTTGAATACGATAAATCTCCCTGCTTGTCCAAATATTTACATCCGAGCACGCAAGTTGCAGTTGTTATGCATACCAATAGGGTAAAAATCACAACGCCGACCATAGACCTCACCTCCTTTTTTTTGTTCTGCTATATCTCCTACTGTTTTCGTGTACGCTTCATTATTTGGAGACTTGATTTTAATGACTCTATCAGCGTATTATTTTTGTCCTTTACTAATCGCCCGCACGATTCATTGCCTTTCCGATTAACTCCAAGCCATGTTTGATTCGTTCTGCATATTCCTCATCATCTTCAAGGTGCTGATATAAAGCATCCTCGTCTTCCTCTCCATGTAAGTGACATTCATGAATCCAACTTGTACCACTCATCTGCATTGGAGGAAATTTCTTTTCATCTGGATGAGTAAACGACTGCCAATAATCATTCTCCCAGCCGTTAGTGTCTACATCTCCCTCTTCGTACCCTAAATCCTGCAGTACATTAGATACCACATATGGATTGATTGGTGGCATATTGGAGAAATCAACACCATAATCATACCGGCTACCGTCAGATTCATTCGGATTGAACTTTGTTACTTCGTTGATTGCAACAAGAATCATATCCATTAAATCTGACTTCTCATCATCGCTAAGATGATATAGCGACTTTTGCTTATGCAATAACATGTAATTTACCTCCTAACTGTAGCTCACTTCTGTTTTATCTGTTCTGATTCCGACAAATACCGGGAACTGTAAACTTTCAAGCCCAGTTCCCTTGTCCTGAGATATTTCTTTGTACTTCACTTCACAAAGTAATCCTTCCATATCATCACGGTTATTCCAGAACTGCTCTCTCTGCTCGTCTGTGAATCCCGATCCGACTTTTACATCGTTCTCTTTGTACTTCAGAACAAACGCTCCTAATGTACCGGATAATCTACCAGTTCCTTCCTCACAACGGATAATCGGCAAATCCATCGTGTAGAATCTCTTTACTTTCAGAATTCCTTTATGCCTTGTTCTTCGGTATGGAGCATCTGTGTTAATCATCAATCCTTCCTTGTCTTCTCGAACCATCTGTTCTAATAGCTCTTCGATTTTGGATTGATCTGTGCCATGATACAGAACTGGAAGAACCTTTACAGCACCATCTGTGTCTGCAATTCTCTCTGCAAACTGATTGAGAATATCCCTGCGATATCTGTATGTAACCTGCGGCTTTAATGCATCGAAGTCTTTTACCGGAATCATGTCAAAAATCGTATAGCAAATCACCGTTTTATTAACATTATCGGAGTTCAGTATTCCAGTTGAAACTCTGAATGCTTCGTTATCGCTCAGATCACCTTTATCTTTCAGCGTCAATTCTCCGTCAGCAACGAAGCCTGCAACTCTCAGCCACGACAATGCATCAGTTATATGTTCCAATCCTTTATATGGCATACCACTTCTTGCAAGCAGTTGCCCCTCATACAGAGTTGCTCTCGCTCCATTAAGTTTCTGTGTAAGCCAGAATTCCGTTCCCTCTTTCAGCGGATACTTCTCGACAGTGTAAGCCTGCTGCACTTCCCATTCCGGGATAAGATTCTGAATAATCTTATTGATTGTTTTAGCCGCAATTCCAAGACGAACTTTCTTGGAAAGCAACTGTATATACAGATCTCTCTCGTCCATTTCCGGATACTTCACATTTAAAAGCATCTTTACCTGTCTTAATGTTGCATCATCCATACCTCTGAGCCTCGACAAATGCTCACAACATTCAAAAATGTCATTAAAAAAGATAAGCTTTTGACCGTCGAAATTTTCTTCAGCCATCAGCTTATCTATTGATTTTTTCGATATATTGTATGTAAGCATTGGGTTAAGTGCAAAATATAGAAATCTTTTGAAGTATATATCATCTCGATGTGCTTTAATGAACTCACACTTTGCATTTGCACCAGTAATGGATTGCAACTTATAGATATCTTTATAACCCATCTTTTACCACCTTAAACATTGTAATGAATATCTCTTGACGCCTTTCTACTGATTACAAGACACTCTACTCCTGCATCTTTTAATGCAGTTTCCATATCCTTTTCCTCATCGCTATCTCCAAAATAATACTCAACTTTAACCGCATCAGCTGGTACTACATGCGCAAACTTTCCTGTATCATAGACAGCATTGCATGGATTGAACGTAATGTCTACGTTGTTTCGACCTTTATTATCATACATATACACATTTTTATCCTCGTCGTCTCCAAACATATCCATGCTAATATCTTTCGCTCTAAAACTAACTCCATTCTTGAATCTCAGCATAAGGTTATATGACTGCTGCTCTGTGTTTACGATATTCAGATCCTTAATCGCATCACAGAATGTCAATCCGGTATTCAGCTCAGTTGAAATAGCACGTAAGCAATCATAGTTTAAGCTGATTTTATTTGAGAAAGAAATAACATTATCAATTTCTTTCTGGTATTCTTGCTGCAATTTATCTGTCAGATATTCTCGGATCTCATTTGCGGACGGATACTCAAATCTAAAATGATAATGGAACCGCCCCGGTCTGTTAATCAGATACTCATTCAGTTTATACAGCTCATTGCAAGTCACGACAAACAGTTTCTTTCCTGACGATAACCCGTCAAATAAAGATAATAGATTTGTTTGTGGCGACGCTTCTCCTGCTTTTGACTTAACCTCTCCGAATGTTTTATCAAATTCATCAAACAGAACCATAACTTCCTGTTCAATATCCTCTATATAAGAAGCGATGCCAGGAATATATCTGTCAACCACAATCATTGGAATTTCTCTTTCAATCGCAGCATTTGACAGCATCTTTGCAAACAGAGATTTTCCGATTCCTTTGTCTCCGCTAAGGATGACTCCGAGATTTCTATCCTGCCTTTCAAACATATTCATTACTTTGTTTACTTTTTCTGTATGTACACCATAAACTTTTGGCTCCTTGATTTCCATATCATTATATTTCTCCAAAAAGAAGCCTCTAATTTCTGAAAATCTTACGACATATGACTGAGCAGGTAACTTTTCAAACACTTGCATTGTGTCATCAAAAATATCGTATGTGTTGTCGCCACGGTTAATTGCTTTCATTGTATTAAATTCCTCCATTTTTTTTTACTCACAATCCGTATGCGTAATCTCTGGTTCTCTAATGTCGAACCAAAGAGATTAGCATATGCAGGTATTCGTATGCCATCGTAAAAACTTTTGCTGTTTTCAAAATTTGATCTTTAACGTAGTTAAATGATCTTATTTTGGAAACGTAAAATTTTTGAGATGCAAGAACCATTGTCGAACTCTCGCTAACAGCAGGAGTGATTGTAAATATGTATTGCTGTCGTAATAAATACTTTCGCTAAAAACAATCCATTTTCATTGTGAGTATACTAATGCACTATGTGCAGTAATACCTTATCCCCAAAGTAGTTCATTAAGAGCTTTGTCTATAGTATCAAAAATTCCATCAACGTATTCATATTTTGCCGTCTCTGGATTCATTTCTGATATAATATCCTCTCCATCATTCTTTAATTGATGTACTATTGCCCCTTCAAAATCATTCTTCTTGATTTCTACTCTGATACCATACATTGCATAATCAGAAAATGTCAGAACAAACAAATCCTGACCATTCTCTATATGTTTCCTTACAACTTTTCTTACATTATTATATAAAGCTCTCGGGTGTCGTAAAAGCATCGAATTTTCTGGAAATACCATTTTAGGAGCATATTGATATACATATCCGTTTTCAGATATGACTTTCTCAAACAGTGATTCCACATCCGCCCCTTCTTGTCCAGAAACTATAATGAGTTTCATACCTTTCTCCTAACTATTGATCTTAATTCCACTTAAGAAATCATCAAGCTCGGCTCCATCAATTTCATCTTCAGGAACAGGTTCTACCATATCGATTGATACTGATATCGCTCCCATAGGATAACCAAGCAATCTCTGTCCTTCAATGCCGGTAATCATGAATTCATCACCGCACATATTACGCATAAAGTCAGTAAAACTGTACTTACACGGAATATTTCCATCCTCATCAACACCAAACTCTGCTTCCATGTCCTCCCACGATCGGATTCTAACAACGTCTCCGACCTTTGGATTGAAGTTACTCCTGTCCATCATTATCTCCTTTCCACCTCAGTATCTCGCTTAATGTTCTCGGCATGTAGTTCATGTACTCTACCATACATCCAACATTAAACATCCTCATTGGAATATCCTGAAGCTGTCTTAATTCTTTCTCAATATTCATGCAGTAATTGTACTGACTTGATGTATGAACATGACCATATAGGTGTATTGTATTCCTGTGCTGTCCATTCCAAAATGGTATCGGATAATGGGATAGTATAACCTTCTCATCTCCGTCTTTAATTTCTGCATACTCGCAGATTCTGTCAAAATTTCTTGCAACTTTTGGAGAAATATGGTCATGATTTCCTTTTACCAGAACTTTATGCCCCTTTAAACATCCGAGAATAAAGGCTGTTTTATCTTCTTTGTACCAGCTAAAATCTCCTAGGATATATACTATATCGTCACTACCGACAGTCTCGTTCCACAGCTGGATCAACGCTTTATCCATTTCCTCCACTGAGCCAAACGGTCTATTATCATACCGGATGATATTCTTGTGACCAAAATGCATATCTGCTATATAAAAATTCATTACTTTTCCCTTTCTTTAGTGTGATGAAGACAATTTCCACAAATATAAGCCTTATCAATACTAAATGTTTTATACTTATCAGATTCTTTGTTCATGCAAACACATGCCGTATGTATTCGCATGTCTTCTTTGGACAGAAAGTCTCTTTTATCCAAATAAATGCATCTCATACTGTTACTCCGGCAGGCACTTAACAACTCTTTTTATATGCCCTATCGTCTTTAGCTTAGATCTTGTAATTTTCTCAATCTTTGTAACTGTAACTTCTACATCTCCAAATGTTGTTCTGACTATTGCATGAGATCCGATTTTAAGATTCTCCGAGCCTTCAGTATCATCTACCATCTTCCAGCGATATTCCTTATCAACACCAGGATGCACTCCATAAACCAGTGTGACCTGCCTTGTATTTGTCTGCTTAACGCATACAACCTTGGCTTCATTTTCAATAAGGACAAGATATCCGATATATCCGTCTTTAAGTACCATATTTTCATCAACTACAATATCCCTGTCAAGACGATGGTATGTCCGGTAGAACTCTCTGCAAGCCTCCATTTTGTCTTCGTTTGGTCTTGAATGGCTAAATCTATTTGGGACTTTTATCAAATTGATGCTAGTGTTAAAATACATATTCTTCCTCCTTAAATTTGTTTAAATGTACAATCTAATATGTATAGATGAGCTTGTCCAGGATCTAATTTATGCGTGCCGGTACCGCGATGATTTGGATTTCGGGTGTCCTTGATTCTATGTTTCATTGAATTTCAATTAGTTATCCTGTTGACAGTTTGTATTTGTTATGTTATGAGGTTCCTGATGAGTTTGTATTCAGCTCCTCCTCTGGCGCTCTCGAGTAGGTTCTCTGCCCTATCAAGTTGTCACTTCCGCCGACGGCAAGAAGCATATCCAATGGATATAATTTCATTGTACATTTATGATTTGCTATGCAATCTAGTGCATGTTTACCTGTATATCGCTTCCTGAAAGTCTCTTCTGGAGACAACTTTCTGGATTTGATTTTGGTATAAGTTCCTGATTATCAATATTGCTTTTTCTTGAGTCTTCAGTTTCTGGATGGTGATCCGGAAGGAGGCGCCCGTCTTCTGCAGGATGGTATGTTTCTTTCCTGATCGAGTTGTTACTTTCGCTGACAGCAAAAAGCACTGTAAAACAGTAATTTCATTGCATAGCTTATTATTTGTTACTTAGTGGTTCTGTACGAATTTCCCATCTTCTGTAATCCACATTACTCTAATGATAATGTCTCCGTTTTGATCCATTTTCTCTAACATGACTACATCTTCTATATCCCAGTTTATCGGGTATGCTCCAGGATATTCGATTGCACACTCTATTGGAGTTGATGAATCGGTCTCTATCCAATCTCTGTCTAAATTGAACGATCCGGGAATTGTATCAACTTTCATGTGCTTGATTCCGTATTTATCCAGCATCGCACACACTTCTTTGATATGTTCATTCTCATACAACATCTCCTCAAGTTTTGGAACGGTTATATCGAACATGCATTTTGCAATTTCATTATCTTTAACTCTATTACCAATCCACATTGATAAGATTTTCTTTCGTTCTTCCATCATTTGCTACCTTTTAAAACCTTTCTATACCTTTGAAGACCTACAGCCTAAGCTGTAGGTCTTCTTTAATTGCTTTCGCGATATCCACACCGAATTTCTCACTGAGATGTTTAACGATTCCATCAATCTTTTCTCCTTCAACCATTCGGTAATAGTTTCGATACCCGTCCATCGTTTGAATATCACTCTTATCCCAGGCAATTCCATTCTTTCTATCCATAGCATATGATGAAAGCATTGCCTGGAATTGTCTTTTCTTTTTGTGACCTATCGTGATTTCGTTATCTTTGTTAAGCATCAATCCAAGATTCCAGTTCTGACCAGCTGACGATCCGTATCTTGTTTTCTCTTTCTTAATCGTGAATGGTGCTCCGAAATCATTCAGTATTGATACGATTACATTCTGGATTTCCATAAAGCTAAACCCATATTTAGATGAAATCTGGAAATCATCAGCATATCTTGTGTATACAAACCTCTGATGATTATATTCTCTGAGTGTTCTTGCCACTTCAAAATCAACCGGAATCATCATAATGTTTGTAATGGTTGGAGACAACGGAGTTCCCTGTGGAAGCCCCCCATCCAAGAATCCAAGTTCAAGAGCCTTTGTGAGTTCCTCTTTCCCTTTATCATCCTTCATTACTTCCGAGAATGGGAACACCAGCGAAAACATATGCAGCACCCATTCCATTGTTGTGCTTCCAAAGAAATTGGATAAGTCTAACTTCTCAAACCACTTACTTTCATTCGCCTGATGCCTCTTCAAAAGATCTAGCGTACTTCGACCTTGTATATATGCGAATGCCGATGTGTGATAAAGCGCTTTGAAATCAACCTCAAATATATTTTTCAGAGTGCGTAATGCTTCTTTGAGTTCCGGTTCCGGAGCGTCAATCTTTCTAAGTCCGCCACTCTTTTTCGGAATATGGAACTCATAGTACCATTCATGCCGTGGCTTCTCTCTTAAATATTCTGTTCTTTCGTTGAACCATTCGAGTTTTGCAATAAGCTTGTCAATATCAACAAGCTGAAGAAATCGATCACTAACTTCTTCAACCTCATACGTCCTTGTATTCGTTAAATTTGCATTTATTAACTGTGCACCAGAACCAGATCCAAACAGGAACTCTTCCAGAGTCATCTGGTGGTATGATGGTGGCTGTTTTACTGTTATGTAATACATATTTTCTCCTTTCAAGAACTGCAATCTAATGTATGTCTTAGTTGTATCCGTGCTGCATGATCCTGGACTTGATCATGTCTCTGCTTGGTATAATCCATTGATTATCACATACTTATGACCTATCTGTTCCGGGATTCATCTTCTTCGGAACCTTTGCTGGAATTTCGTAAAACTCTCGCATCCTCCGTTGCCTTCTATCCCGGCGGGGTTGCATTCCCTATCAAGTTGCTACTTCCGCCAACGGCTGAAAGCTATCTCAAAGAGATAAATATCATTGCATGTTCTTTATAAAAACCGCCACGCAACGTGGCGGTTCATTCACTTTTACTACACATTCTTGCTAATCTTATCGACATATGCTTGGAAGCTACGAATCAGTTCTGTATCTTCTATATAAAATGGATCAGAGTTATACTCGTCGTGAAAGAAGTTATACATTAGCTGACCGAATCTCATGTCTGGTACTCTTTTCCACGCAGTCGATAAAATTTCGCAGAATAGGTCGATTCTTTGCTTATCCCTCATGGCTAAAATGCCAACAGGTCAAACTTGAACCCATCCATAATAATCATTTTCTTGATTCCTTCGCCTTTTACGAAATTGATGTAGTTGTTCACACCGAGAGCAGAAATCAAACGGACTGTTGTAGCTACGCCAAGTGTTACTCCACACGCTGATACAGGTGTTTCATCTTTCGCCTCATCATGCGAGAACTGCATTGAGTTCAGCAAATCTGTCTTCATCTTAGAATCAGACCAGTCAGCTGCGTAATGCTGCGCACTTTCAAGCAATGTTCTGAAATCAAACACCGCTTTTACATACGGACTGTCAAAATGTTTTTCAACAATCTCTCTTCTCAGTTCAATGCTGTCTACACACAGGAAGATATATCCCGACATCAGCTTTCCCTGCCATCCTTCCGGTTTGATTTCAATCTGATCAGAAATTTCTGGATTGATATCTGTCAGAATATCTTTTAATGCTTCGACCTTGAGTTTGCCAACATCGTTCTGATCGAACATCTGATTTACAATGTTATGTGGTTCAACTTTATCGAAATCCCATAAAGTCATCTTTGTTACACCACATCTTGCAAGGTTCTCTGCTACTGTAGAACCGACAGATCCACATCCTACAATGTGGATTCTTGCCTGATCTTTTTCTGGCTGGAAAAATTCATAACTCTTACTTAAATCCATAATATCCTCCTATACGTTGTAAATTCCTCTGCTTCCGTTTTGTGGTACAGTAAATAACTCTGCGATAGACATTTCTTCGTTTCCTACCTCGTATCTATCGTCTGGATCTTCCTCTACGAATGGCTCCGGTTCTTCTTCGTCATCGTAATCTTCTTCATCTTCATAGCAATCGTCAAATACTACCTCATCATCAGCCCACTCAAGCACCTCATCCTTTAAATCGTCAAAGTCTCTTTCATCTGCTTCTGAAAAATCTCCATCATCATCTCTGATATAATAAGATGCTCCTGTTGGAATATCTTCCAAAGATTCTAAGAGATCGCTCCAATCACTTGCATCTCTCGCCATATCGACAAGGCGCTCGTTAAAATAGTCATCTAATTCATCCTGTGAGTATACTTCGCTACAAACAGAACACTCATAGTCGTAGCAAAAGCTTCTCAATTCACTCCATGTTGTCACATTCTGAATGAATTCATCTCTGGTCATTTATCTCATCTCCTTATTATTCAAATCCATATTTCTGTCTCCAATACTCATCCTGGAATTCGCTGTATCCGCCGTATGCATCGTCGTCGTCATCTAAATAGCCAGGGTATCCGTAATCTGACATACTCATCTGTTTACCAGAAGATTTATTTCCTTTCTTACGTTTCCCCTTGCGCTTCTTGCCACTTTTATTTCCCTGCACAAGGGGACTGGTTTTTCCCAGGCTAGAGTTCTCCTTTTTCGGTTCTTCCTTTTTCTGCGCTGAATATCCGCCGTAGCTTGGATATCCAGGATAAGAGTTTCCATAAGCTCTAGCCCCAGTGCCGTAATTGTATGTTTTTGTAACAACCAGTTCTTTTGCTTCCTCAAGGAATCCTGTCAAATCTCCGACTTCTTTGACAGCGACTGTCACATCTGCCGTTTCAAAGAGAATGTTCTCTCTCAGATCATATAATTTTACTGTTTTCTCCCCTCGCTTGTTGTATATCATAAAGATATAAAACATATCGCTGTCCAGCTGGCTAAGAATTCCATCATAAAGATTCAAATCCACACTTGATGGACTTGTTGACATATTTACATGCGAATGTCCCTGCATTCTAATGTTGTTGAATACGTCATCTTCCTGCTTCATCAACCACATCTCATACTCATTCTGATCTGTTGTTACGGTTGAACCTGTAACTTCCTGCGGATAAACCAATATATCCGAAATCAGATATGTATCTTTTTCTTCGCATCGTTCTGCCACACCATGCCATGCAACTTCTTTATCAAATTCTCTAATAAGAGTCTGCATTTTCTGCCATGCCATTTCAGTAAAAAGGACTGTTGCTTTTCTATCAACAGTCCCTAATGTCTTTGTGAAATTTATTTTTCCATCAGAAAACTTTCCAGTACGAAGAATTTCATAAAATTCCTGTGTGTACTGGTTAAGGATTTCCTGTGGCAATGTTATCATTTTACTCATATTTCGCACTCCTTAGAATAAATCGTCTTCTTCAAGGAAATCATCCTCTGTTTCAGTTTCTTCTGCGTCTACTGCTTCTGCACCCGTCTCTTCATCTGTTACAGTATCTGCGTTAGCAGTTGTCTCAGTTGATTCGGTCTGCTCAGATTCCTTAGCCTGCTCTGCCGCTTCCTGTTCTTTCATCCACTTGATAGCCCCTCGCATATCAACGATGCTGCCATCTGGAAGCTCGATACATTTGTTATGTCTGTATCCATTTCTTCCACACATGCGTTCCATAAATACTTCCATAACTGTACTGTCAGCAAAATTCAAGCTCTTACATGATGAGATACACTGCTCGATGGCTCCGATCGCATCATTATCAGCCAGTCTCTCATTCATCGTTCTTTCGTAGTTTCCAAGACAGCTGTATCTGTCAATATGCGGGTTTGGAATATATGTTTCGTAGCTCTCGTTGTAATTATAATTCCGTAAGCCCTCCACTCTTTCTCCAAGCCTGATACGGTATGCGCAGCAGAATCTTAATTTCAATACCTGGTCGATGAAGATCGCATACATCAGCTTCTCGACATCATCCTTTTCCATAGAATCTCCGATGTATCTATAGATATAGCTTCTTCTGTTATCTATAACTGTCTTTGCCATATCCTCATCAAAGTACATCAGATAATCTTTAACAACAAAAGTCATCTCTGATCCTCTGACACACTCAAGATCCAGTTTCTGATTGCACAGGAAGTATTCCATGATTTCGGAATCCTCTCCTTCCATCTGAGCAATCTTTGTCTTGAGACCTAGCAGTCTAATCTCAGCATCTCTCTTCCTGTTCAATGCGGTTGAGATACTATTGTTATATCCTCTAATCTGGTCTACGTAATCGCTGATATTTTCCTGTACAATCCTAACCTGTTGTTCTTCGTATGCGGTTTCAAACCCTTTCAACTGCTGTCTGATAAACATTCCTCTGAAATCATATCCAGAAGCAATCTTTGAAATTGCATTCATATACCGCTCTGGAGTTGTTTCTCTCAGAGACTGGATCAATTCCATTTCATCTTCCGTTACTCCAGCCTCCGGGTTAAAATACCAAGGTAAGAATGCAAATATTGAACACTGTAAATAGTGCATTCTACGAATATTGAGATTATCTACAAATATGACAACCTTTTTATTTGTAGGATTTACATAACACAAAGCATAAAAAGTTTTCTTGAAAAACTCTGTTACTTTGACAATTCGTTCATAACGAGAATTGTTTGTTGTGAACGATTTTTCAATCAATTTCAGACATGCAAGATTTCCCTGTGCATTTCCAGACAGATTATGAATGACGATAGATCCATCTTCATATTGTCTTGAATTATACATAGCGTCAAGAACAGCTCCATCCGGATTCCTTTCTACAGTTTCTTTATCGAATGATGTACCTCTAAAATACAAGGACACCGATTCCCCGTCTGAAATTCTTGGACTTACTAATGCTCTTAATGTTGAGATAAATGTAACATCATGGTTGAAGTTTTCTCCTCTGATATTCGCAAAGTATGTATTTGCTGTCTGTGTGACCAATGGTGTGGTTGTAATAGTTGGTCTAAACATTTTGATTCCTCCTTTTCTAATGTTTAATGGATCGTATCCGACTCGAACGGATGACCGGTCGGTTATGAGCCGACTGCTCTAACCCACTGAGCTAACGATCCGTGTCGTGGATTTTCAGCATATTTGTACCGGCAATCCACAAGCCGACTGATTCTTACATCTTGGACAGCATCCTCATATCTCATTTCTCTTTATGAGATAAAGGGAAACCGGGAGTTGAACCCGGTATCAGCGTTTAACGCACCTCATTCCCTATTTTGTTTTCCTTGCAGAAATTACTAACCGCATACTTTGCAAGCTTGTCTACCATTTCGTTGTACTTTTCACCTGTATGAGCAGCTACTTTTTGAAACGATATTGCGATCTCATCCTGCCACCCCTTCATTGACGTTGAGTATTTTAATGTCAAATCGTTATTTGCTTTCCATGCTCCGATAGCCCACATTTCAATACCGCTATAGTCATAGCAAATATTTACAGATTTACATCCGCTTCTGATTGCATATCTTACAGCACTCATAGCTGCGAGCATTTCCCCCGCGACATTCCTCAGCAACACACATTCCGGATTGTTTCCTGCCCCATAATACTGTTCAATCGAACCGTCCTTTTTAATTACAACACAGCCGTATCCGTAAACATTTGTTGCCACATCAAAGCTTCCATCTACATAAATGGTAATGTCCGCTTCCTTGCTATTATCGCTCTCTATGACAGATTCGACATTTCCACTCAAGTAAATCTCAGCCTCTTTGCGGGTTGAGAATCCTTTGTATAAAGCGCCACTGAAGCCTTCAACCTGCGCCTTGCACTCATCCCATGTTTTATATATCCCTGGATTCTTTCCTTGTTTCACCGCATAAAAGTTGTTTTTCTTCTTTGCCATCGTGACGCCTCCGTTATTTACTTTTAAAACCGGGGAGAATTAACTCCCCGGAAGCCGAGCATGAGTAAGCATACCGACGATAGTTCGTCGGCTTGAGTTATTTACGCATTGTCAGCTTTTACTACATTCAGCAGGAAGCATTTGTCTTTGATTCCCATCTCCTCGAATGATTTGTCCATATCACCAGGCTGCAGTGTAGAACCATCAAGATGCATTGTTCCTCTTGTGTAGTCAATGTCGTTTTCCTCAAGAACTGATCTCAGTGTTACTGCCTCATCTACGATTACGCTATTTCTTTTTACGTTGTTTCCTACTGTAACTTTAATCATGGTTAAATCTCCTTTTCTTCTTATATAATATGTATTTGTTCCATATTCAGTTTTAAAAAGGCTACCGCTTAATTGCGGTAGCCAAAGTTGCTGGATTAGGCAACTGTGATGCCATCCATGATAGCTGTTCTTTCCTTGTCAATAGAATCGATAACAGCCGGGATAGTTTTTTCCAGTTTTCCAAGGTTTGTCAGAGCTGCACCCAGTTCATCAGCGATGAATCCTTTAATGTCATCTCCGTCATAGTTTGTTGTCATTGTGATGGTAGCCAGCTTCTCATCATCACGGGTTGCCTCGCCGAAGCTTGCTCCGTATGTATTGATCTTTCCAGCTCCTGTGCCAATTCTGAAGATTTCCTCTTTACCATCTTCGCCACCTTTAAGAACCAGTGCTTCCGGACGATACTTCTCAATCTTCTTGATGTCATCAAGTTTTACCTCAGATACTACTACGATTGCCTGTCCCATTGTTTTTACTTTTGCCATAATTCTTATCTCCTTTTTTCTCTGATATATTTACTCCGTTAGCGTTATCCGCTTACGCTTGGGTTGGCATCCCGGAAGCCGAGCATGAGTAAGCATACCGACGATAGTTCGTCGGCTTGAGTTATTTTTTGTCTTTGTCATCAATTTCTGTTTCTGGATCATCTTCATCATCGAAAACCATATCTTCATACGGATATTCAGTGAAATATTCCTCGCCTGTATCTACATCCTCAAGATACATCGGACGGTAAATTCCGATTCCCCATGTCTTATGCATATACTCAAGGAAGTGTTCTTTCAAATCATCAAGCACTTCATCTTTTATGTTGTAGCAACCTGTATCTGAAACAATATTCACGAATTCCATAACGGCTGCATCTAAATCATCTTCCCTTTCATTTATGAGAACCTGATTGTCTTCGTCCTCATCATCGACATATACCGTGCCATCATCCTCAGCTTCGGTTACCGTTTCGATCGCTTTTATACTCAGATACTCTTCATAAATCCTGTCTGCTGTTCTCTTAGCATCCTTTTCATTGAGAATTTCTTCTCGATAAATCTCAATACCATCTGATTCGACGATGATCTCCGGAGAACCGCTTATGCATGTTATCCACACAGCCATTCCGTAATCCGGATTTTCTGCAATCATATGCTGCGTTGTAAGGAGTTCGTCCTCATTTTCTTCGCAATAATCCCACAGCTCAGAAGAGTCTATCGTTATGTCCTGCATAAACTATACCTCCCTGTAACATTTCTTCTTCAAAGCATCGCTGACTTTGAAATCCGGTTCGATATGTGCCGGAATATGTATTGGCGTTCCTGCTTTAATATTCCGTGCAACCTTCGCCTTTCTCTCTACATTTCGGAATTCTCCGAAACCTCTGATGACCACATTATCGCCGTCTACCAATGCTTTTTCGATATTCTCGATAAACGAATTAACAACCGTATCGATTGTCCCTCTACTTACCATTGTGTCACTCGCAACTTTTGCGAGAAGTTCTTCCTTAATCACATCCATACCTCCTGTTCGTATTCCCTGGATACTACGTAATCATACCGTTCTTCAATTCCGTCTACAGAATTATCTGTTGTACTGTAAACCATATATGATAAGACCACTGTTCCGTCTGTCACACCATCAATTCCCGCATATGATATGTAGTAATGATCTGGGTCTGTGTTTAGAATCATTCCGTCGCATGTTTCGGAATCAGTTACGATTCCCACGCATCTCTCTATGATTCTTTTCCCGTTGCGATGTTCTAATATATCAGCTGTCAAATCTCCGGAATCATAAAGCTCATAATCCGAATATCTTTTCTCGAAATCATTGAGGAAGAATTCCTCAGCCTCTGTATAATCAACAGTGATTTCCTGTGTATCAACAATGTAAGTCTTTGCATTTGTCTGCACCGGATTATTTACAAAGTACATAAGGACTACTGCAATCCCAATCGCAGCTACAACCATAAACACCTTTTCTTGTAAAGAAATCTTACTGTCTCTCTTCATTTTCTCTGACATATTCCCATATCTCCTTAATCCCTGAATGTAGGGTAAAATATCAACTGAACCTTTCTTGAATGCCTGCAACGATTCACGAAATTCCTACAAGCGATATAGCTATCAAAGCGTTTGTCAACTACTACACCTGTTTCTCTTACTAAAAACCTAACCGTCAATTCCATAGAAACACCTCCGTTTCCAAAGCTTATCGCCACCATAAATGGTGGCGGGATTACCGATAATTACGGATACGATAAAGCGGACGAACACCACCAGAACTAGAAGCGCCGTCGGCGTACGCACAACCGTTGTTGGCCACAAAAGCGAAGTAAGTCGCACTCCCAACACGCTTATTCTGTAACCAGTAATACTGAAGACCGCCATTTAATCCAGCTAATGCTATTCTTCCTCGGCGTTTCTTCGTATACTCAAACTGTTCTACCCAGTCAGGCTCCCGCTCTCCGTATTCATTTTCCCCAAAGATTTCATATTCCGTAGGGATTCTGAGTAAATCTCCATTATCGAACGGAATCAAACTGAGCCTCATTGCCGCCGGAAATCTTTCCAGAATTTCCGTATTCAATTTCTGTCTGAGATACGATTCCTCATATCCGCCTTCATTGGTATCGCGTTCATTCATTGGGTATTCCTTTTTGAGGCAATCCACAAACATGAATACCATGTACGCATTATTTTGTGCATCAAATTCCTCTTTTACAGCTACTGCTTCAACTTCCTCGCCATCTTCCAATGAAAAGCTGACGACATCTCCAATCTCATAATGTCCTCCGGCTAATACCTCGGACGTCCTAAACACTTTCATAAATGCCTCCTATACTATGCAACAGTCTTTCGAGAACAAAAGAATCAATCCGAGTGGAACCGTGATGCACAACGGAGTCCCGTCTAAGTCCCCCCGAACCTGAGCATGACTTGCTGCAATGAAAATCAAAACACTCATAAGTAACATTCCAATTCCCAATAGCCTCTGCATAATCATTTTCTTTTGCCGTTCAACCTCGACTTCTCTCTTTTCCAGTTTCTTTTCCTGTCGATATTCTAGCCATTCTTCACGACTCATATCGTCATATTCATCATATTCTGCGTGATACATCTTTAACTCCTATCCAATAATCCTTTTGATTTCAGCCGCCATGCTATAACTCTGCTACAGCCGCATGACCGGAACCCCATCTAACAGATACCTTTAAACTGCTGGTACTTCCAATAATCCTCGTGCCATCAGAACAGTTCGCGAAATGCCTGCCGTTTTCCCTATCAGCCCGATAGTTTACAGAAATCCCACCACCTGCTTTCTTGACCATTTCCTCAACCCTGTGGCGAAATACCAAGAAACTCATACCGCCTTTACTTGCCTTGCGATTCCATAACCATCTCAAAGCCTTGTCAATATCCTCAGTTTCCATCTCGTCACCGAGAGATGCTCCGTCATAGTCGCAGATAAATTCCTGCTCCTTTCCAAATCGTGAAATCATAGCCATATTTCCATCAGCCATGCTCACTCCTACCCAACAATTTCCCTCTGAACGGGTCATGTATACCCGCATTTCTTCAAATGTCATAGATTTCCTCACTTTCCGCTTTTGCCATACGGCTTTCGCTATGTGTTTATAATACCCACAGACCGCCGGATACCCGACGGTTTCGCCGTTCCCGGCTCATCAGTGTGGGAAATTCCGCAGATTATTTGCGAACCTTTCGGAACTCAATCTTGTATGTTTCGCCCATCACGATACGATGACAAATCTCAGCCATGTACTGTCTCAGATACTTGTGATTTGCACAGGATACCGTCAGAGCCGCTCTGTTTTTTCGTGAAAATACAGACATCAGGAAGTTCACATCGTGTGATACCGCCTTATATTCATCGCCAATCATAGCCTGGACTACAGCGTTGACGGTTTTCAGCATGTTTGTCTTTGATGTCGGGTTTTTCCCCATATCAATCTGCTTTGAAATATCCGCCATAGCGAAAGAGTCATTAACCTCTTTCGGATCAATACCTAAATCCTTGGCTTTCTGTGCAGTCAGCAGGAAGTTTAATTTCTCCACCTTATAAGCCCAGTTTTTATCCGCTCCGATACCGCCATCAACGGCTTTATGTAATTTCAGCAGGTCGATAGGTTTCTCAATATCCTCAATTACCCTAACCGGGATTTTCTCATCACCCTGTTTTGTGTCTTTTGCTCGGATAGTCGGGAATGTCAGCTGTTTCACAGCCTCAAGCATAGGATTTTCAGTTGCTTTGAGTGCATCAAAACACTCTTCACGAGCGATAGATGTATATTCATTCACTGTCTGCTCGATTTCATCGTTCAGCTTGGTTGATTCCTGGAAATTTCCTTCCTGAATGTTTTCATTGTATTGTTTGCATAATGCCTCAACAGCCTCACGCAATTCGGCTTTCGTTCTTTTTACTTTTGCTTCTGCCATAATGATTCTCCTCTCTGGATGCTCTTTTTAGTTTCAATGGGATAAGCCCATAAGAGAACGCCCGAAACCATGTGATATACACAACCTCGGACGCTCAATATAGGTTTATCAGAACCACCGACATATCCGGCATCGTATGGACTTCTGCTGATACGCATTTGTCTGGAACTTTTCGCCAATGCCAGTGGTTCCGTTCAATATTCAGTTTTATTTCGCTATACTCTGTCTGTATCAAATTTCCTGCGATAGTCCGACATTTAATTCCTTGGAACATAGTCGATGTACCCTCGGGTACTGATACCATCACGATTGGAAATCCTCAATAGATTTTCAAGCTATCCCTCATGTTGACGCACTCAGGATAATGCGGCATATGTTTCACATCTAACTCTGCCTAACTCTGGGGATTTTCACTATCTCGATACCATAAGCCTAACTCTCATGCACCAGCGACGCATCTGATAGCAGATGTACTCCCTCAAATCGGTCAAAGGAATCCACGATGACCGCAGAGTTTTGCTGATATTCTAAAGCCGTCAGTAGGTCAGCTCTGCCGAAACTATTTGTATAGCGTCCTTTTGCCGGACTTCCCATATTGAACGCTTCAACTGATATAGTTCACTTATGTCCTATCCCACAGGTAGCCCTCACGAAACCTCATAAGAGATCCGATATATGCACTTATTACCTGTGAGTAGGTAGACCTCACAGTTGTATGGACATAAGCCCATAAAGAAAAGTCCCTCAATAGAGAGACTCTTCGTTAAGAACTTATTGATAACTCAAGTTGGATTTATACCTATCGACGCATCAATAGGATACCCGTTAATTACGCGTATACCCTGAAATATACACGCTCAGCGGCTTTACGCTGTACTGCGACTTGTTATAAAGGTTGTGTACTTATATAGCGTGAACAACCTAGAAATCCCGCTCAAATTGACAGGTATTTTCGTATCAATTAACCACCGGATTTCCTTTATAGAGCGACCATGCTCATCCGGCTCGTATCCTGCCACACTCTTAACCGTTCCCCACTAGGAAACCCTGTTGGGTTGTCGGTCGTGTGTTCCCACACTCTTAACCGTTCCCCACTAGGAAACCCTGTTGGGTTGTCGGTCGTGTGTTCCCACACTCTTAACCGTTCCCCACTAGGAAACCCTGTTGGGTTGTCGGTCGTGTGTTCCCACACTCTTAACCGTTCCCCACTAGGAAACCCTGTTGGGTTGTCGGTCGTGTGTTCCCACACTCTTAACCGTTTTTTTGGACTTTATCCAAAACAAAAAAGGCGGTCAAGCCGACCGCCCTACAATATTATTATTTATATTTTTTTCCTGTTACAATCCTAGCGACTGTTGTTTTGCCAATATTGAAACGGTCTGCAATGAATTTCATAGAGTGACCGTCGGCAAATAAAAGCGCTATTGTCTTTTTGTCTTCGTCTGTCAGTTTCTTTTTTGCTGTTGTTGGTGTTTCCGTTAATGCTTTTACTAAGTAGTTAGGCAATTCAAGTTTGTCAATCGCTTTTTTCTGAATGGTTTTTAAAACGCTTATTACGCTCTCTTCTTTCACGCCTAAGTATGTACCGATTGCAACGCAACCATAACCGCCCATTCTCAACTCTAATACTTTCGCCTGTCTTGCGGTCAATTCCAACGCGTCAACCATGTTTTCATACTTGTCAACGCTTGCACTGTCTACGGTTTCAAAAGTGACTGCTCCATTATAGTCCGTTACGTTTCCGGCAAGGTCTGAAAACTTGTTCAAACGTCTGTAAATGGTTGTTTCTTCGTTGCTCTCTTCGTCTGTTGCAAGGTCTTCCAAGTACAAATAGCCGTTTGACGGGTCAATATTTAAAGAACGGCTGTTTGCTACTTCTCTTCTAACTGCCTTGTAAACTTCTCTAATCGGTGAAGTTTCCACCGTTTCCCATCCGTTTACAGAATCCGCCGACTTAATCCAAACTTTCTTTTTTAATCGTCTGACTTCGTATGTATTTTCAAGAAAGTTTTCTCTTGTGCGGTCTGCTTTTTCGCTCTCGTCCAATAGTGCAACCATTGCAACGTGTACAAGGTCAAGACCGTCTCCTAGTGTCTGTTGTGACAGTTTGTTATAAGCATATCTGTAATCACTGTCTTTCGTTTTGGTCTGTCTGTATCCGTCTTCGTTGTACGCTGTTGTGAACGCTTGTTTGCAACTGTATTCAATGTTTGCTAGTGTGTTCTTGTCTCTGTAGATACTTCTTTTCACTTCGTCAAGTTGAGTATTGCAACCGCTGTTGCTAACTTGTCCGTCCTTGCGTCCTTTTCGTTGTGGGTCAAGACACTTTTTAATAACAGAGTATGCAACCGCTGTTGCTAGTTCGTCCAATACTTTAGAAAATGCAACGCTTGTTTTGTCGTTGTTATATTCCTTTTCGTACTGTCTTAAAAGGTCTGTAAAGTTTCTTGTTTCTGTTGTGGTTGTTTTGGCTGTCTGCTGTTTTGTCATGTCGCTTTTCTCCCTTTCTTTGAATTGGTTGTTATGTGGTTGTTGTAAGATATAAAAATATATCTTGGAACTATAACATAGCATGAATTGTTATAGATGTCAAGCTAATTCTATAACGTTTCATTTTCTAACCGTTCCCCACTAGGAAACTTTTTCAAAGTCCTTACATCTATGTTCTCTTTTCCCACTACAACACATAGGGGCGGTGGTTATGGTATTTTTGTTTGCTGTCTGTTGCTATTGTAAGGAAGTCGCTTCATCTCCCACATACAGCTCAAACCTCCAAAATCAGCCTTCTTTTCACAAAGGCTCACCGCTGGTTATTGGATTTTCTTATGCTCCTTTTTAAATCAATAGATAGCTATCCAATAAGAAAAGACGGTAACCAGCGAGCCTGATCCTGCAAATTATTTACTTGTAAAATTTATGCTAATTATATTATTTACATATTGACTTTCTTTGCATACAATGTTATAATAATTATGCTAAATAAATAATCTGCTTGTTTCCACTGCAGATTTTTCTTTTTGGATTATAATGCTAATTATATTATTTACAATGTTGAATCTGCTTTGTATTTAATGCTCAATCATGTAGCTGTTGTATCAAAAGCAAAGATGGTGTTTTTCTTTTCTTTAGTTATTATGAACATACCTGTAACTTACTGAGCGTCAGCAGATTACAAAAAATTCTACAACTTTTAAGTTGTAAAATGGCAAATAAAAGGTGTAAAAAGGAGGTTTAAAATGATCCAAGTTTGTGATGCTATCATGGGTACTGGGAAGTCCAGTGCTGCTATCACGTATATGAATGAGCATCGAAATGAAAAGTTCATATACATAACACCGTACTTGGAAGAAGCTGAGCGAATCAAGAATGGATGCAAGGATATGCATTTTATAGAACCAAGCGATAAGCTGAAACAGTACGAATTCAAAAAAGGAGTACATACTGCTGCTCTGATTAAACAGGGTAAGAATATCACTACCACGCATCAGGCATTTAAGATGTATACGGAAGATATGCTGGATGACATCAAGAGGTATGGGTATCGTCTGATTATCGATGAGAACGTAGATGTGCTTGAGAGGTATGATTTCCATCCAGACGATATGCAGCTTGCTATTGATTCTGGACTAATTACAAAAGAGGAAGATACATACTCTCTTGCCAAGGAAGATTATAATGGCAGGCTATATCACGAGCTGCGACAGTTCTTAAAGGTACGACAGCTGATTCAGATGGACGATACATCTGGTACTCATCTATTCTACTGGGTGCTTCCGCCGGAACTGATTACTTCGTTCAAGGATGTAATTATATTGACCTATCTATTTGAGGGTCAGTCACTGCATCATTTTTTGGAGATGTATCAGCTCCCATATCAATATATAGGTATCCATAAGGACGATGATGGCAAATATAGTTTCTGTGAGTATCCAGGATATACACCGGAATATGTGAGTCACCTCAAAGAAATGATTCACATACTGGATAATGACAAACTAAATAGCATTGGTGATAGCTACCATGCATTATCAATGAGCTGGTTTGAAAAAGACGATGACTTAGTAACGAAGCTAAGAAATAATGTCAATAACTGCATCAATAATATTTGGAGGGATATGCCAGCATCAGAAAAGATGTGGGGAACATTTAATGACTGCCGGAGTAAGATCAGCGGTAAGGGGTATACGAAATCATTCCTGCGATTCAATATGAAGGCTACGAACCAATACAGGAACCGGCATTACATGATTTACTTGGTCAACCTATTTATGAATGTTGGCGAGAAGACATTCTATCATAAACATGGCATCGAGGCAGATAATGATATGTACGCACTATCCATTATGGTTCAGTGGATATGGCGATCTGCGATTCGCGATGGCGATGAGATATATTTATACATACCGAGCAGAAGAATGAGAACACTGCTTGAAAACTGGATTGAAACAGCATCAAAAGGAGGAAATACAATCAATGAAGCGTAAATGTAATAATTGTGTATATAGAGATAACTGCAAAGAAGCAATACCATGCGAGGATTTTTATCCGGTAGATGACGACTACCCAACAGATCGTATGGTAGAGAAAATGATTGAGGACGGTTGTTCTGAGTATGAAGATGCGTGGCGTAGCTATATCAATGAGTTTGCTCATTAAAATAGTATATCATGCTAATAATATAATTTACTGAAATGAGGTGTTGAAAATTAGCAAGCAACTTACTTGTCAAAAATTTATTTACAAACTACATAGTAGCCGCCTACGGAAACATCGTTGGCGGCTGACATTACCAATCGAAGAAGCCAGACGTAATGAGGAAGTAATATCTCTCGCTGATAGCCAGACACTGCGTTGGATTGACTTCTTAAATGATATTACAGATGCGGACGCAGAAGCTAAAAAGATCAAGGAAGAAATCAAGAGTCTTCGCTCCGCTCCAAATAATGTAAAGAACAGACATGCAATAAAGAAACTGTATGAGGATTTGGATCACCTGCAGTATAAACCGGATTACGTCACTTTAATTATCGATAAGGAAAAAGATTACTACCGTGCGTGTAGAGGATTCCAGATCAATGGTGTGAAATACAGACGACTTCTTGGCACCAATGGTGGCATCAAGAATAGCACTATTGTATTCGTGAGCGAAGAAGTCTCAGATGAGCTGCATCGTAGAATTACAAATGGACGCAATCCAGAGAAGAAATTGGTTACTGCAAAACTCGAAGCTTACCAGGCTCTTACATGTAGTGCTTCTACTCCTGTTTCATTCCCGAAAGGAATTGCGGTTGTGAATGACTGCGAAACCTCTTTCCTGTCAGATATCGTTCATCTAACTGATGAGTGCGATGGAGAGCCGATCATGGAGTTAAAAGAGAAGCAAAAACTTGACCTTGATGCGTCAGACGGTTTTGGCATGATGCTACCATCCCTCGCAGAACGATGGAGTAATGAGCTTGGACTCGACTATACCATAAGCGGAGCAAATACAAGATTCTCATTTGAGAAAGGAATGGCTTTCACTTTTGACTATGTGGACTTTGCGGATAAGGTGGCTGGCGGCAAATACATTATCAAGGATGCGTGGGGAAACGATTTCGATGTTCGTGATGTAGAACTGATATTAACTACATCAATGGTAAAGCTTTGGGACAGTTATGACAGTTGTGAAGACTATGTAAAGAACTCGCTTTCAAATGGGTATACATTCGGAATTGCTAAGACCTGTCCAAAGGAACTGGAGAGTGAGCATTCATTGAATTATCAGTTCATCCAGAGTTATGACCTGTCTGACGATGAGATTGAAGAATTGATTGCCCCGACCATAAACGAAATCAAAGATGTTCTGCATGGAGACTGGCGCAAAACTGTTCTTTTCTTAAAGGGAATTGGAATGAATGAGTCTAATATTGACAGATTAGACGATGATTTCGTAAAGGCAATCATGATTGATAACCGTATGATTGACGACCCGTTTATTCAAAATGCGGTATATCAGTTAATCAAGAATCGCATTGATGAGGCAAAGGTTGGCGTTCTCAAAGTTCATGGTAATTACTCTATTGTATCCGGCGACCCATATGCACTATGCCAGAGCATGTTCGGTCTGGAAGTAACGGGTCTTTTAAAGTCTGGAGAAATCTATAACAAATATTGGAGAGACTACGGATCTGAAAAGCTTGCTTGCTTTCGTGCTCCAATGACATGTCATAACAACATCCGACTGGTTCATCCGGTGCATAGCCATGAGGCTGATTACTGGTATCGGTACATGAATACTTGCACAATATTTAATGCGTGGGATACTGCTGCTGCGGCTTTGAATGGCATGGATTTTGACGGCGACCTTGTGATGTTGAGCGATAACAGAATTCTTGTTGAGAAATTGGAAGTTCTCCCGGCATTGATGTGCGCGCAAAGAAAGGCTGCAAAGATAATACCAAGCGAAGATGATTTCATCCGGTCTAATATAGAAAGTTTCGGTAATGATATCGGTCAGACAACCAACTACATCACTTCGATGTTTGAAGTCCGTTCACATTATCCAAAAGGAAGTGTGGAGTATGAAGCTCTCTCCTACCGCATCCGATGCGGTCAGCTTTATCAGCAGAATGCAATAGATAAGGCTAAGGGAATTATCTGTAAACCGATGCCACGTACATGGCACGACAGACATGCAGCTAATAAAATCGAAGATGATGAACTCAGAGAATTTTACAGAAGCATTGTTGCAGACAAGAAGCCATACTTCATGAGATACATCTACCCAGCTCTTATGAAGCAATACAACCAATACATAAAAAATACAAATCGTAATTGCCTGCGAGAGTTTCAGCTTACAGTTGATGAACTGAGAGCAATTCCCGAAAGCGATCGAACTGATAGACAATCCGACTTTTTAAAATACTACGATTACCGGATGCCGGTCGGAACTGGCGACTGCGTTATGAATAAGATATGCCGCCGATTCGAGCAAGAATTCGATGGATATATAAGCAAGCATAATTCCAAAATAAAGTTCGACTACACTATTATGAAAAATGATTCTGCAGAATATACGACAACACAGTTTAAAGCAATCAAAAAATTATACGAAGACTATAACAAGAGAATGCAAAGCTACACCATCTTTGCTCAGAATGAAAAGGTTGATAAGTACGACGCATTCACCGAATTGTCTGAAATGAATGCAGAATTCAGAAAATCATGTGACATCATATGTCAGAATGAATCGGCACTATGCAACATCGTATTGGATTTGTGCTATCAGAAAAGTTCGTCAAAACGATTTGCGTGGAACATGTGCGGTTCAGAAATCATACATAATCTTTTGTTAAATCACAATAATATGATAAGCTTCCCCACTATTGCTTCTGACGGGGATATCGATTATTGTGGTGAGAAATTTAAAATTGTATCAAAGAAATTAGAGGTGAACGAATGAGTATTGTATTAAGAGAAAATGATTGGGCTGAAAAAATGATTCAGTCCAAATCATTAGGAAAGAAACCATCAGAAACTTTACGTAGAGTTGCACGGTATTACATAGATAATGGGTATACAAAGAAAAAAGAACTTCGTCAGAAACTGGATATCTTCCTATTACAGTGTGACCCGGTAGCTTCTCTTCCAAAATGGGATGCTGCGCTTGAATACGCAGCCACATCAGCTTTGAAATACGAGGCGGTAGATATTGATCAGATACCAATCACGACTTATGAATTAGATATCATCGAATCTCTGAATGGAGTTCAGATTGAACGATTAGCTTTTACACTGCTGTGTCTTGCAAAGTATTGGTATATGGTTTCTCCAGAAACAGATTACTGGGTAAATAATAAAGATAATGAGATTATGGCTCTTGCGAATATAAACACATCTATTAAACGACAGTGTTTATTATATGGGACATTGAAAGAATCCGGTTTAATCAGATTCTCAAAGCGCATTGATAATACGAATGTTCGGGTATGCTTTGTTGGTGAGGATCAGTCAGATGTTGCTCTTACTGTATCCGACTTCAGGAATCTTGGATACCAGTACATGAAATATAAATATAGAAAACACAGACATAATCCATACTTTGAATGCGAGAACTGTGGTATAACGGTCAAATATACAGACCCTGAAAAAGGAAGAAAGCAAAAATTCTGCAAAGCTTGTGCCACAGAAATAGCCGTTCAGCAGCGGGTAAACTACGTCATGCGTAGAAAAAATTCGGACTTGTAAATTATATTTTTAGCACGATATAAATTTGCTATACACTCTAACCTATTGATACTCAGTTAATTATGGGGATTTGATGAGGTGCTTGTATGAAGGGAATATATGAACGCGAAGTTCTTATAAATACAAGAGTTAAAGGAGAATCAATATGGTTAGAGTTACTAAGAATGAAAAGGAGGCTATTTTAAAGAGCTTCCCAAATGCACATATCCGTAGAACAATGAAACGTAAATCTGAAAGACACCACTACTTCTGTGAAGAGTCCGAAAAAATTATTGAATTTCTGAATGCATACAGAATTGATCGTTCCATGTGCGTCGAAGGGTAGGTGCAAAATATGAATATAGAACGACAGCCACAGGAGTCTCTTGTTGATTATCACAAGAGGCTTGTTTATGGTAAATTAGTTGATCACACTCTTGCTGATGCAGATTATGTAGAGCTTTCCGAGAAGCTTTATGGTCAACCGTATTCCAGTGATGTAGCTCGTCGAATGATGTACGGAAGCAGAAAGACGCTTGAGTTACTTGACTCTCAGCAGATTGCTGCTGTCGAAGATTCATCTGTACTGTCTGATATAGATGAAAAAATCATCGAGTTAAAAAAGGAAAGGCAGAAATTCTTCGATCAAAGAAATGCATTCAATAAAGTTGTCAGAGAACGGTCTCGCCAGGAAGAACTGAATGAAATTCTGATTGATGCCATCAAAAGCGGTGACTTGCCTAGGCTTGAATATAAACCAGCTTATATAGAGCCGTCATCTAATGACCTGCTCGTGAGCTTGAATGATATTCACTACGGCATCGATGTAAATAATGCATGGAATACATATAACCCGGATGTATGCAGAAAAATGATGCGTATTTATCTGAATAAAATTATTGCGATTGCAGAATTACATCACAGTGATAACTGCATTGTATATAACTGTGGAGACAGCATATCCGGAAGAATCCATTTAACCATTCAGATTGCAAATAAAGAAAATGTAATCGATCAGGTTAAGGGTGTATCAGAATTGATTACTGAGTTTCTCGCAGAACTTAGTTCTCATTTTAATACTGTTACATACATCAGTGTTCCTGGCAACCACAGTAGATTGGATTCAAAAGAGAACTCACCATACGATGAGCGTATGGATGATTTAATTGAATGGTATCTTGAGGCTCGTCTCCAAGATTTTGAGAACATTACTATCAATACATATGACCGTATTGACGCAACAATGTTTATTACAAATATTCGTGGCAAAAATTATGTCGGGGTGCATGGTGATTTTGACGGCAGTCCAACAAAAATTGCAGCATTACAAGCAATGGCACAGAAACCAATATATGCTGTATTGTCTGGTCATAAGCACCACAATATGTGTGATGAAGTACAAGGTGTCAAGACAGTTATGGCTGGAAGCTTCTTAGGCATTGATGACTTTTGCATCCAAAAACGAATATTCGGCAAGCCAGAACAGATGGTTTGCGTATGTGATAATACAGGTATCGTGTGTCATTACGATATTGATTTGAAAACTACATAGCTTTAACACACCGGAGCTGAGATATGCTCCGGTATTTATTTGGGAAGTTATCCTGTAGAGGTAGCAGTGCTGTCTGTAAAACAGTTGCCTATTGGCTCGGATGGTTCGACTCCATCACTTCCCACTCAACTATATTAAGAAGGAGGTGCTTGCGCAATGGGACGTAAGACAAAAATGAATTCAATCACAAGCCCAGAGCTTCTGGCGCAAGTGAATCCAGAAAATACTCAGCTACTTGAAGATTTTAAAGATTATCTTCGTTCGGTGCAAAGAAGCGAAACGACAATCGCAGGATATGAAAACGATATTCAAATTGCATTTGTATGGTGTTTGCAACATAACAACAATGCGTTCTTCGTAAACTGGACAAAACGAAATATCGTGGCATATCAGAACTGGCTATTAAATTCAAATGAAAATAGTCCAGCTCGTGTCAGAAGACTTAAAGCTTCTCTCTCATCGATGAGCAACTTTGTTGAGAATATTTTGGATGATGAATTTCCGAATTTCAGAAATATCATCAACAAAGTAGAAAATCCTGCGAACAAACCAGTCAGAGAAAAGACTGTATGGGAAGATGAAGAATTGGATGCTTTACTTGCAAAGCTTGTAGATCGTAAGGACTATGAGAAAGCCTGCTATCTTGCCCTTGCAATGTATAGCGGAAGACGAAAATCCGAACTGTGCAGATTTAAAATTTCTGATTTCGATGAGGATAAACTCGTTTGTGGTGGCGCTTTGTATAAAAGCGATCCACTCAAAACAAAAGGTAATGGCGGTGGGAAAATGATTAACTGCTACACTCTTGCCAAAAAGTTCAACCCATATTTGGATATGTGGAGAAATCACAGACTAAACAAATACGGAGATAGCGAATGGCTTTTTCCTGATGCAAAGAATCCAAGTGAACACATTCAAATATCAACAATCAATAGCTGGTCGAATACATTCTCAAGATTGTCTGGTAAGCCAGCATACATCCATAGTTTGAGACATTACTTCACAACCAGCCTGGCGAAAGCAGGAATTCCTGATGGTGTTATTCAGAGTATTGTCGCATGGGAATCATCCGATATGGTTCAAATTTACAAAGACATTGATGCTGACGAACAGATTGGAATGTATTTCAAAGACGGAGACATTGTAGTTCCAGAAAAGAAAGGTCTGGAAGACTTATAAATTAGATGTAAAGGAGATTACGGATATGAATAGAAAGGAATTAGTCCGTCGTATTGCGAATGTAATGCGAGAAAATGATATTCGGAAACCTGTATCATCTCAAAAACAGGTCTTCCATATATCAGACGATGAAGGAAATTCAAAAGATTTCGTCGTCAAGAAAACAGACAAAGGTGTTCTGTTTACATACGATGATGTTGAGGCTGTAATGGATACATGCCTTGCAGTAATCGGTGATAGCTTAAAGAGAGGTGAGTCTGTATCAATTAGAGGATTCGGTACTCTCTCACTTAATTACAGAAAACCAAGAGTAAATAAACATCCAGTGACACACGAGGAAGTCGAGGTATCTGGCAGGTATGTGCCTAAATTTGAATCTGGAAAAGATTTGAAAATGTGTGCGAAGATGTATGAATTATCTCTTGAAGAACGGCTCGCAAATTATGAGTCATCTGAATCTGATGAAGAGGAAGGTGATGAATAATGGCTTTAGAGATGAATACAGATAAAGTAATTTGCCCGACATGCGGAACCGGATACCCGAAAAGAAAAGGTCATTTTCCAGTAAGTTATGGTGAACTATACAAAGGTATAGGGTACATACCATACTGTAGATCGTGTGTGGACAAAATATACAGCCAGTATCTTGCTCAGTGCAAGGATTCAAAGATTGCCGTAAGACAGACTTGCAGAAAGCTGGATCTATACTGGAACGAAAATATTTTTGATAGTGTTGCAAAGAAAAGCTCTGTGCGTTCTATCATGACACAATACATCGTGCGTATCAATAGCGTATCATGCGCAGGGAAAAGTTACGACGATACATTACTCGACGAGGGTACATTATGGTCTTTTGATGCTCAACATGTGGATGATGGATCACTGAGTGATGAGCAGGAAGATCATATTGAATCAAATGACGACAAAGACGAAAACATTGAAGTCCCACAGAATGTTATAGATTTTTGGGGATCTGGTTATTCTCCAGAAATGTACGACCAGTTGGAGCAGCGTCGTAAATACTATGCTTCAAAATTTCCAGATGCGTTTTCAGATTCTGGAGGAAATGATATCGGTAGTGATGTTTTGATGAGACAGCTCTGCAATCTTGAAGTTAGCATTTCAAAAGATGCTGCTGCTGGCAAGTCTATTGATAAGAGCGTAAACTCATTAAATACTCTTATTGGTAGTTTGAATCTCAAGCCTGCTCAGAAGAAGTCAGATGAAATGGATTCTTCTATAGCAAATACACCTATGGGAGTATGGTTATTCAGATATGAAAACAAGCGTCCTCTTCCTGAGATTGATAAATCTCTACAGGACGTAAATCATATCAAGAAGTATGTATTTACATGGTTTGGACATGTATGCAAGATGCTCGGAGTAAAGAACGGATATACCAGAATGTATGAAGAAGAAATCAACAGACTGCGTGTAGAGAAACCTGAATATGAAGACGAGGATGATGAAACATTGTTAGTTGATGCATACTCGGAAAGTCAGGATGGTGATGAATAATGGACAGGTATGAATCTGTTATGGAGGGCGCTGCTATATGGGGCGCCTTTTATCGTGCCAATCCAGACAAATTTGCCGAAGACTATCTCCATATTCAGTTGAAATTATTCCAAAGAATCTTGCTGACAATGATGTTTTGGAGCACGACATTTGTTCTGATAGCATGTCGTGGTCTTGGAAAGACATACCTAAGTGCTATCTATTGCGTAGTTAGGTGCATCCTGTATCCTGGAACAAAAATATGTATTGCCTCCGGAACCAGGGGTCAGGCTATAAACGTGCTTGAAAAGATAATGCTCGAACTAAAGCCACAATCATATGAGTTGCGTGCGGAGATTGATGACAAGCAGTCAAAAATCAACGGAACCAATGCTCAGATTGTATTCTTTAACACAAGCGTAATCAAGGTCGTAACGGCATCAGACAATGCCAGAGGTAACCGATGTAATGTTTTACTTCTGGATGAGTACAGACTGATTTCAAAAGACACTATCGATACTGTTCTGAAGAAGTTCCTTACATTAAGACGTATGCCTAGATACGAGGAACTTACTGACGCAGAAAAGAAAATCGAATATGCAAAAGAAAAGAACTTGACCATGTACTTATCTTCTGCTTATTTCAAAGACCATTGGTCTTATACAAAGTGCATGGACACATTTGAAATCATGAAGGACGAAAATAGAAGGCAATTCGTGTGTGGATTCCCATATGAACTTTCTATAGAGGAAGGTTTGCTTGACCCAGAGCAGGTAGCAGACGATATGTCAGAAAGTGACTTTAGTGAAATCAAATGGAGTATGGAGATGGATGCATTGTGGTACGGATCAGAAGACGGTGCGTTCTTCGACTTCCCTACTATTTCCAAAAACAGAACCATCAAATATCCTATGCTTCCAGACGAGATTGCATCAAAGTTAAATAATTCTCAGAATATCAGGATTCAGGAAAAGAATAATGGAGAAGTAAGAGTTTTGTCTGCGGATATAGCTCTTATGTCAAGTAGAAAAAATAACAATGATGCTACAGCGATCTTCATCAACCAGATGAAGCCTTCAAGGGCTGGTCGATACTCAAGCAATATTGTGTATGCAGATGCGTGTGAGGGAATGCGTACAGATGAACAGGCTCTGTATATTCGTAAACTATATGAGGATTACAAATGTGACTACATAGTTCTCGATACAAACGGATTAGGTCTTGGAGTTTATGATGCTCTTGCTAGAGATATGGTAAATCCAGATACAGGGGAATTGTATCCTGCATTGTCCTGCTGTAATAATGCTGAGATGGCTTCAAGATGTACTGTCGTAGGGGCAAAGAAAGCAATCTGGTCTATCAAGGCAAGTGCTCAGTTTAACTCGGACTGTGCGTTTATGCTCCGGGAAGCATTCAGAAGTGGACGAATGCGGCTTCTCTCTACTGAGTATGATGCTGAAAAATATCTTGCTGAAATCAGAGGGTACAACTCTCTTTCTGATTCCGACAAGATGGCGTTACAGCTTCCGTATATTCATACGACACTGCTTGTCGATGAACTTACGAAACTCTTATATGAGGAGTCTGGAGGCAAAATCAAAATTACAGAACGTACTGGAATGCGTAAGGATAGATATTCCAGTCTTTCCTACAACTACTATGTAGCTATGCAAATTGAAAATAAGATGAACAAACGTCAAAGTTTCGGAGATGGAGCGTCCGATATGTTCATTATTAAAGCTCCAAATTATAAAAGAAAGGCGGTGAATGGATTATATGGCGGAACAAAAGCAAGTTGGAGATTCTAGTGTCAAAGATTTCTCCGGTATGATAGGAATCTCTAGTAAGTTTGCTGTTTTAAACAGGTTGATTACCAGAGATCTTAATAACAATACTACTACCCCAACATTTTCTCTGTATTCAAAAGAGGATGTACAGGGATATCTTGCTAACCCGTATACATATGAGAAACAGATTCGCAATGCTGTTACATATATATATGGTGCATCTTCTCATTTTAGAAGAATCATTCAGTATTTTGCAAGTCTGTCTGATTTAGCGTATGTAGTATCACCGTATAAGATTGACCCAAAATCTACAAATGCAAAAACGATAAACAGAAACTATCGTAAAGTGTTAAATGCTCTGTCAGCTATGAGCATTAAAACACAGTTCCCTAAAATCATCACCGTTTGCCTAAGAGAAGATACATTTTATGGAACGATGTGGGTAACCAATGATAATATCACTATTCAACAGTTGCCTAGTGATTATTGTGCTATATCCACCATTGAAGGAAACGTATTGAATGTATCGTTTGACTTCTCGTACTTTGATTCGCACAGTGCATTGTTGGAGTTTTATCCTCGAGAGTTTAAGACAAAGTACGCTGTATATCAGAAGCAGCGTACTTCCAGATGGCTCGAACTGGATTCTCCAACATCGTTTGCTATCAAAGTTAATAATGATATCCTTTCGTACTCTCTCCCGCCTTTCATAGGTATACTTCGAGAGCTGTATGACCTGGAAGATTATAAGCAATTAAAGCTCACGAAGACAGCATTGGAAAATTATGCAATGCTTGTGATGGCACTTCCAATGGATAAGGACGGCAACTGGGGAATCGATTTGAATAAAGCAAAAGAATTTTGGCAGAACCTTGATTCTGTTCTTCCTGAAGAAGTAGGTTCAATATTAACTCCGATGCCAATCACTAAGATAGGATTTGAGAAATCAAATACCGGAGATACAAACACCATCTCTGATGCTGAACAGAACATATTCACATCTGCCGGAGTATCATCATTGCTGTTCAATAATGAGAAAGCATCTGCGAACGCGCTTGCGCTGTCCATTAAGGCGGATCAAAGCTTGACATTTGGAATAGTCAGAAGTATCGAAGATGCCGTAAATAGATTCATACAGTCACAGAGCTACGGGAAGAACTTCAAGGTTACATTCCTGGATGTATCTCCTTTCAACAGAAAAGAGATGGGAGACGCATACTTAAAAGCTGCTTCATATGGTCTACCAACTATTGCTATGTATGCCGCATCACAAGGACTTGGACAGGCAGAACTTGATGCAATGAGCTTCCTCGAAACAGAGGTAATGGGTCTTCAGGATATGTTTAGACCTATACAAAGTTCGACACAGATGAGTGGAAACATATCATCAACTGATAGTAATGCTCCGACTGATGAAGGAGGAAGACCGCATTCAGACGAAACTGATCTGACAGATAGTGGAGAACAGTCAGCTGAGCAAAGCTCAGACTGGGGATAGGCGGTGATAGTCTATGAAAAAATTCATATACGCTTTCGCAGAGTCGGATAGAGATACTCTCCTATCTCAAGGATACACACTACTGAAAGCAGATAATATCAAAAAGATATACGTATTTAAAAATAAAGACAACCTATGTTTCTCTGCTACAGATGGAACATTTGTATTGTCTGATACTTTAACATTTTAACCCGTATGAAATTTACTCATACGGGTTTTGTATTACGGAGGTTATAGATGAAAACAGAGATTTTAAATCTTACATATGCATCATCTTTAACCGATTTATGCGAGATTAACTCTTCTTTTGATTCCGGTATCTTACGTATTGCATACACAGGAGATAACAGAAATGGTAGCTCTATTTCAAAAGATGTTTTTGAGAGATGTATCAAAACAATCTACAACTGC